CCAGCCTTTATGCCCTCGCCAGCCTCTATGCCCCAGCCAGCCTTTATGCCCGTGCCCGCCTCTATGCCCGTGCCAGCCTCTATGCCCGTGCCAGCCTTTATGCCCGTGCCAGCCTTTATGCCCGTGCCAGCCTCTGCTAGGAGCATTCCGGCGCACTCAAATCGGAGCGCAAAAATTGTGCCGAGATTGGCTGCTAATCGGATGTGTCCTTTCACGCCTACAACACGGGACTCATCTTTGATCTTGCCATTCTCGACATCGGCGGCGGTAATTAACAGCGTATCCATCTCTTGTCTCCTTAACAGCTTAACTGACTAAAGGTAATCCTCCTGCTACTACCACTATACAAATGTCGCCCCTCCCTAGCGGAAAATTACTCGACCCAAAGACAATAGCAACGGAGCAAAGCCCTCCGATGAGTTGTAAGATTCGGAAAAGCAGTCCAACAATTCCAGACAACGTCCCGCTTGATCATCGCTCTTGGAGCCAAAAGCTACTGTCGTTAGATAAGCCAAGGTAACAATCCTGATGCTTTCCGGGTTCTGATCCCGCAATGGTTGCAGTAACTTCATGAGCTTGGACCAATTCAAGCCTCCTTTGACAATAGCCCTCGCAAGCACTATAGCATCACCCTCTTCATCCGCCTTTTGCAAAATAGCCAAGGCTGACTTAGTCGTTTTGCAGCCATAGCACTGGTTTAAGAGAACTAAGGCTCGACGCGGCGAACCAAAGGAATGTCGAGCGAGAGTTATTATTACCTCTTCTGGAGTATCATAACCTTCTTGGCATACAACTTTCAAGAGTAAAGATTGTATCTCATCCACATGAACGGGCTTGAGCTCGAAACAAGCACATCTCGTTTCGATTGTCTTGGGAATCTTGTTTGGCTCCGTCGTACAAAAAATCCACCACACATGCTCCGGTGGTTCCTCAACGACTTTCAGTAAAGACTGCCATGCTTGCTTACTCAGAGCATGAGCCTCATCCACAATTATTACCTTGACTGCAGATTCTCCAAAACCTTTATAGGGAGCTTGTTCTGCAATCATTCTCATGGCATCTATACCCGTATGAGTCGCAGCATCAATTTCCAACAAATTGCTAGATTCGCACCTAACCTTAGACGCTAAAATACGGGCTATGGTTGTCTTGCCAACACCAGAAGGTCCCGTCAATATAATGCTACGACGACCACTACTTTTAATCAAAGATCGTAAACTAGATACGACAGATGATTGCCCTAGCACCTCTTCCCAAGTAGTGGGTCGGTATTCCAAAATCAAGTCTGCCATCTACAATTCTCCCTAACTTCTAAATAACAATCGCCATTTCTCATCACGAGCCCACAAAGCATCACTAATTCTATTACAATGCTCAACAGTATGTCTCTTTCCGCGTAAAGCGAGACTGATCTTGACCACATCTTCGGCAGTTCGATTATGCCCTCGCATCCTATTGTTGGCACTGGCTCTAGCTCTAACTTCTGGGGTCATAGCTAGAACAACAGCGGCCTTATTATTAGCTATATGCTCTGGAGTTTTCTTCTTACCAAGCAGTGCCTTACTTATGCGAGTGTGATGGAGACGCGAAAATCTTTGCCCTCGAAATCCCGCGCCCAACTTGAATCTTACCTCCACAGAAGGATTATTCATACCTTCGCCACCAGCCGTCAGATTGTAACCACCAGGAGATTGTGTACCCATCAAACTGATGTACAGCATCTCCATTTCTATCAATCTAGTATTACTGCTACTCCTAAACAAACATTCCCAAGAGAAACAATCAAATCCATGTTTACGTAGGGCTCTATGAAAAGGAAGGTTAGAGCCACTAATTGCGTCCCGTTTATGTTTTCTGCAACGAACCTCAAACCGTTGAACAGTCTTACCGATATAAGACTTGCCATTGATCAAATTGATTGCTTGATATACACAACCCATACTTCACCAATCATTTTCTACAATAATCTTCCTTAGATGCTTAGCCAGCACAGGAAGATGTTTTTCTATGCATTCACAATATCGAAGTAGAGCTTGTTGACACGCTTCGATATGCTGTTCATCGCATCCCAAATGAGGATCCAATCTCAAGACAAAATAGAAAGCCTCGCGGTCCGTTGGCGAACCATCACCATGAAGTATTTTGTACTTCGGCAATAAACCACAGGATTTCTCCAAAACGGTCGGATGTCTTATTGCTACTTTACCCATAATAAATACCCTACAAAATCTCGTCAGAATAAAACACCCCAACCTTTTGCAAATCAGCCCAGTTGGGTCCGGCCTTGACCTCGGCGCTCAAAGGCACATTGATCCACTCGAATACGGGTGTTAGCATTTCACGCACGATCTCCATCGTTAATTCTTCCTGCCGATCCTTTGGCATGTAGAATGAGAGATCATCGTGTATATTCAGAACAGCCTGGAACGCCGGTTCTCCTTCCTTCTCGGCACGGACGCTCAAACGATCCATTGCATCCACCACAATGTCGCTGGCTATCCCCTGAGTCGGATTATTGAGAATCTGATTCACAGATAATGGAGCATGGCGGCGGCGGCCGGTTAGACCTACTACAAAACCGTCCCGTTGGTATATCTGTATCTGCTCCTCTTGCCACCGCCATACTCCCACAAACTCTTCCTTAAACGTCTCAAACAATCCCTCACACTTCCGACTCAAACCTCCTAAACGGGCAGAGATTGCATCATAAGCAGCTCCGTAGAAACCTGCGAGCACCCAATTACTCTTCACATCTTGTCGCAGTTTCTTGATGTCACTACCATAGTTCCGGTACGCTTTTGGATCCAACTTAGCAATTCTCTCGGCCCAATCTAGGTGGATGTCGTAGCGCTCCCGGATTGCCTTGCAAAGTCTTTTGTCCTTGCTTTCCATAGCAATCACGCGAGGCTCGATCTGACCGTAGTCCACGGACACCAACACATGCTCACAGCTTTCCCCAGTAACAGGATGACACTTTGGTGTTGTGACTATGGCTCGAATCCAGGCATCCTCCCGCATAGGAAAGTTTTGCACGTTCGGACTATCCGACGACAGCCGACCCGTAACCGTCGTCATATCATTGAAGTTTGTATGTAGCCTGCCATCCGCATAGACAATACCACCCACAGGAACGCATGGATCAACATAGGTGCTTTTCTGCTTCCGCAAAGTACGCAATTGCAGAATAGCATCCGCCATGGGAATATGCATAGCACCTAACGCTACATCATCCACGCTGTAACCACTCTTGTTCTTTTTGCGCTTGCCCTCCGGTCGATTGAGTATGTCTCGAAACAGAACAGTCAATTGTGGAGCCGAGGATGGAGACAGCGGCGACCCGACTTTCTTCTCATACAACGCCGCTTCTTTACTGTCCTGGATTGTCAACAAACACTTATCAATCTTACGCTGCAGCCTTTGCTGAAACTTAGCGACTAACGGAAAATCTACCACCAATCCTTTTTGTTGCGTCTTGACCAAGGTTAGGCACCGCCGAACCTGCATTCTATACAAATCACGTAATCCTTCCCGCTCCAACTCCTCCCTTTGCAGGTGGTACAATCTCGCCGTATACTTTGCATCTAAAGCATTGTAACGAAGCAGCGTTTCCATCGACAAGTCTGCTAAGGATACCTTTGCACTCCTAGCCACCCCACCGTGAGACTTCAATCGAAAGCCCAGATACTGCATACAGCAATCATCTAGGCTGTGACTGCCCGGCCTCTCATCTAGGCAATAAGACTGGGCCATCGTGTCGCCCCATCCTGTCCGCCGCCAAGGAGGATTAGGCAGTAGGGAAAGCAACAGCCACTCCAACTCAAAGGATAGGTTATGAGCCACCTTCATACAACGGGATCGCATAAAGTCCTGCAGTACGCTCTGCAGCTTTTTCCACTCCTTTGCACCCTCGGAGAACAACAAACCCATTGCTTCTCGATGACCAATAGGCACTGCCCAGGTTGTATCTCCATCACTGAAGGCAATGGAAAGCCATCCCTTTGAGGAGGGTAAGCATTGATAAGGTCGGAGACAAGAGGTTTCTATGTCGAAGGCGACCGTGGCCTTCTCCTCTTGCCACGCCTCTAATTGCCTAGCTAATCGGCGAAGCCCCTGGGAGTCCGTAGCGTAGCTTATACCGCGATCTAAGCTCTTTAGGCTTTCTGGCCGAGGTTCCTCTGTGCCCGCTTCTAGGCGAGCGGCCAAACGCTCCAGATCGCCCCTAAAGACGAGATTCCAATCTTGGCCGCCCGTGTCCGAATACTTCACCGCTCCGGCCGCCCGAGCAATAAACGCTGGATGCAGGATAGGATACAACCAGCAAGTATGCTCACCCACCTTGAGGGGTATGAACTTACCCCGCCATTTCAAGATGGAAGTCTCTCCAGTCGCCCAGAGCAACGCCGTACCTCCGACAGCCACCAACACCTTCGGCTGGGCCCGCTCAATACTCCTCCGTACCCTAAGTCTGCATCGCTCTAGCTCTGCCCGCTCCGGCGTCCTATTATCTGGCGGTCTACAGCGGCAACAATTATCCCAGCGAATCGAGCTCAGGCCCGCACGCTTCAGAGTGCCTCGCAATAACTTGCCGCTACGTCCAACGAACTGCTCCCCATCTCGATCCTCGAACTCACCAGGTGCCTCGCCTAGAATGTAGATGTCGGGCTGCTGCTCACCCGTGGGCTTCATCTTTGGGTGGCCTAGATCGTCCGAGTACAGAGTACAACCTTCGCAGCCACGTTCCTGATAAGTGGTGTAGTCTAACTCTGCTAGCTTCGCGGCCTTCGTCTCTCGCTGCCGAGGACTGCCGCCAAATCGCTTAGGCTTTTTCTTCTCGGTACGGGTCTCGAAGAATCCCTGGATCATGGCACTTCTCCACCGCAAACACTCAGTGACTTACCATCAAAGTAGTAATCTGGCCAGCAACTCAAACGATTGAATTGAGCGAGAACGGTTGCATTACTCCAAGTAGAAGGTACCACCCTCTTCCAAGCATCAAAAGTCAGCTTGCCAAAAGATTGTATTAAAGAATGACTCGTAGACACAATGCTTCTATCCCGATCTCCAAAGTCCATCCGTCGAGGAGTCCAAGAATAATTGCTCCATAAATACTCTCTAACATAGCGAACCTTAGATTTTGGTGATGCATTTATAGGGACAGAGAAAAAGCAAGCTAGGGGGGGGCCGAGATGCTTAGAAATGCGGTGACAGGCGCTTTCAGAATACAACCAAGAACACTTGGCAGTTGAAAGTTTTTTCCACAATCCCAATAAGTCTACTGATAGTGAATTATATTCTTTCAGGCGGGCCCCCAAATACGGAGGATCAATATACAAAAAGGCTTTTGGGTCCTCGGAGTAAAGATCAACTACACTCAAGGCATCTTCGGATGTTAGATTCACTCCCCGAAGTAATTGAGACGCCAATAACAAATGCTCTCGGTAGGTTCTCAGATTATGCCCACGAGAACCCGTGAAGTTTGACTTGGATGGCAGACCCCCGGCCCAAACAATCAAAGGCTCCAACAAAATCGCTAAACCATCGCCCTCACAGCTAAGACGCACTGCCTCATCCTTGGTTAAGGTAGGTAATTTACAACCATCATAATTCAACAAAGCTCTTAAAAATGGAATGGTCTGTATATCATTTAGATGATATGCCTTGAATTGAGCTAGGTATCTCATTAGAAAAAACACGTTCGCCCGTCCCGCAAACGGCTCAACATACGTAGAACCATTTAGCCGGCACCATCGAACAATAAAACGGCGTAAACGAGCTTTTCCTCCCCTATAACAAAAAAATGGAGCATCTATTGGGCGACCTTCACCCACACCAGATTGAAAAAAGCCCTGGATCATGATTGCTCCGACTGGATGCGGCGGCTTGCCAAGTATCTTGATAGTTGCTTGCCTATGGAAATACAATTGTCGGAGTACCTATCCAACTCCTCCAAAGATACCTCATCAAACCGCTTGCCTGCGAATGAACCATAAGCACGAACCTCCTGGCCAAACTCACGGGCCTCAACATCAGACATCGCCTGAGATAGTGTCTTGGACTTCGGACGGGGCACCAAAGGCAATGCCTTGCGGATTACTTCCCAAAACGCCTCCTGGGAAGGAAGATCGACGCGTAAAGCAATTTCCTCCGACATCAATTCTACAATCGCAGTAGCCCGTTCACGGGCGACTACACGAGCCTTGATTCTACTCTCATCCATGATTTACTCCTTTGCCTTCACGCCAATCAACACATCGAATCCGTCACCCTGCAAATACAAACATTGAGTAGCAATTCCAATCCTGGAAGCAAAGCCCAAGTAACGGAACAGATATTCAGCACTAGAAGCAACCTCGATCGGATCCTCCCCCAAATCAATCTTCACGCTGTCGCGCACTTCGCAGCCTTGACCCTTCGTTAGCATACCAAGTCGGCCGTCCGCGTAGCTGAACTCAGTCAAGTCTTTATCCACAACTATGGCTCGCTCCAAGCATCGGGCAAAAGCCGCGGGTACATCAGCCTTGGGAATATCGTTCAGCTTAGCAGCTTCAAACGACTTCTCAAATTGCTCGGGGTTGGCACCCGACAACACCTTACCAAAGAGCTCTAACTCCTTGGACATACCAAGGATGTTACTCTCTGGAGTGATCACCATACTAGCCTCTTTCATCGCTAGCAACAAGTCGTAGAAGCGGGCTAGCAAAATGAATTGCTGCCCCTCCAACTCCGGTTCGGAGTGGTTCAGAACCACGCGCACGATCGTCAGATTGTCCGTGGCGTACAAAGTAAGTTTCTTTCGACCGAACAGACACGTGATTCCTAGCCTCGTAGGAAATGCCGAGTCTCTACCCGCAGAACAAGAGGCAATCTTGAAGGCTCTCTGCAACTTCTCATCTATGGCCAACTTGATGCCTTTGCGAGAGGGTGGCGTAAATGGAAACTCGCTTTGAGGTAAGAAAGCAAAACGGACCTTCGTACGGCCCATTTTCAACGTCACCGCACTATCCTCTACAATGCTTTCCACCTCTGAAGCACGAGAGGAATCTAGCATGGACAAAAGTAAAGTACCAGGAATGCAGCCCTCAAAGTCTAAGGAACATGGCGCTCTCAAAGCCACCACATCATCGCAAGACGTTACACAGGACCCATCAAAGCATAGATGGGTAAGGGCGGGCAAAAACGTCTTATTGCTTATGGCAGGTGCTACTCGCTTGAGCGTAGTTAGCAATTCGGCTCGATCCATTACTTTTTCTCCTTTTGCTCGACAATACCAGTACGTACAAAATCCCGTAGCGAATCCAGCGGTAACTTGCGGCACTCCAAATAGGAGATTAACCGATCCTTGATACCTTCATCACGAAACATCTGCCAATCCTCTTTGATGTCTCCGATACCATAATAGATGCGGACACGTTTTGGCTCGAAGATGGTAGTAAGCGATGATAGACTATCATAGAAGCCACGCAATTTCTTTTTTAACCTAAAAGGCTTGGGCCTATGCTGACGGCGCACTTCCTGGTAATAACAAAGCAGCATCCGCCTACGCTCCAAGTCCACATCACGACAGGCGTCAAAGTCAAAGCCTAAAGACGTGAAGTATTGCTTCGCATACGCCGTCGTTTTTTTACCCATCTTCTCCAGATGGATGTTCATGTTATCCTCTTTCTTACGGGACCTACGGCTAATGATCAGCAACTTCGGAGTCTTGTCATAACAGTAGCTACCATCCGCGTTCGGAAAAGGCACGAACACTTTGCCATATAAAGTCGGCGTTCGCCAACTGGTTGTATCAATACTGTACCATGGATAGGCTAGGAGAAAAGGCACCGAGGCGACGCCAAACCCATGCAACTTAACTGGCGGATAACCACGATCTCCGCAGAGAAAGGAGAATACCTGGTCCAGCCATTGCTTGCGCATCTTGTATGAACCAAAGGCTATACCGCCTAAGCCCAAGTATTCAACACCCTCTCCCAACATCTTCTCCAACCAATAATACTGCTCCCCTCGGTGGAATACTGGAATGGGATGTAGGCCCATCTTCTTGAGGCGCAGATAATTTTGCCAGCCACGCTTTGCAGACTCTTCTACCTCTATGCTGGAGGGGTGTTTGTTACCGCGCTCTCCTGGAATCACATCGAGATTAACATAACATTGTACCGCTGATCCCGCTTTCTCCAGGTACTCAGCATACTGCTCCAGGTCGATCGGATTGTCACTCCGCCATGCTGAATAGGCACCTGAGTCCAGCATCAAGTTTACAGCTGGCTTGTCAAGAGAAGGCTTTTTCATCGTATATTCCTCCGCTTCACCAGATGCAAAGCAGGCTCTTCATTAGATACTTTTCTGGCCTCAGTTGCAGCTTGCAAAAGAAGTTTAGCAACTCTAACACAAATACGGTAGGTTCGTGGGTCAGAGTACACAATCTCACTAATTGCCAAATACTCTATTGACAGAGACCTAATTTTCTCTTCTGAATCCTTTCGCCAGGCACCCACAGCATCTACATAATTTTTTAGATTGATACCGCATAAAGATTCCGTTGTTTGGCGAGGTAAAGTGTGAGATTGACTACATGCCACGGCAACATCATACAATTCATGATCATTATGCACTACCAAAGCCGGAAGTCCGTCAATAAGAACTACTGCTCGATCCCCATACACTTCCTTTATACGCCGATAATATGGCGATGAAGCTATCACAGCAACATGATGATTAGGATACAAAGCCCGCCACGCCTCCTCCGTATCCTCTTGGGTGACTCGCCGCCTCTTTGCTCTCTGTTTAGTCACCAACTCCACACTCTCTTCCAATCTGATCCGGTACTTTTTCATTTTGGCTCCTCGATATATTTCACGCGGCCACCGACTACACGGACAAGTCCGCAATACCGAAGTCGGCCTTCTTTTCAGGTTCAAAGAAACCAGCTATAGCAGCCATTACTACTTTCTAGCTCCTTCTAAAAATTCATCCCTGGCGGCGGCGTCCGTGCGAAACACTCCACGCAAAGCACACGTTGAGGTCAGAATGCCAGGCTGATGAATACCTCTGCTTGACATACATGTATGCTGACACTCAATCAACACACCAACACCAAGAGGTTGAAGTCCCTCGAAGAGTGCATTGGCGACTTGATTGGTCAACCGCTCTTGGACCTGAAGACGGTGGGCAAACACATCAATCACCCGGCTGATCTTGCTCAAGCCCAGAATCTTCTTGTTTGGTATATAGCCGACGTGGGCCACCCCGAAGAAAGGAGCTAGATGATGTTCGCAATTAGAATATACGGGGATACCCCGCAACAGAATCATTTCGTCACACTGCTCGGCTCCATCCTCGAATGAATGCAGATATTGGGCCGCATCCTGCCCATAGCCCGAAGTCCAGTGCTGCCAGGCTCTCACGAATCGCTCCGGCGTCTTCACCAACCCTCCGCGTTTGGGATTCTCGCCAATGAACTCTATTAGGCGAACCGCTATATCTTCCCCCGAAGATTGGACCGGACTCGTATCGCCGTTTGTTTTTTCCCAGGGGAAAACGACCCATTGCGACGGATCCTCTTTCTCATGCAACGCCATGAAAGGCTTTTGTGTCTGCTCCATCCAATGAGTTCGTGTGCGTCCCGAGTCCACGATGTCATCCACGATCACATGGGCTTCCTCGGGATCGTCCAAGGCTATGATGCGATCGGGGAACAGCGTCTCCAATAACATAGCCACCGGGACGCCACCACGCGGCACTCCATATACGGACACCGGCAGGTCATGCGGCAGATTCAGAATCTGTCGGCCCAAGTCTTTCGTCTTGGTGATCACCTGCTTGATGCTTAGGTCTATCATGAGACAGTAACTCCTCTCTTAAAACGGAAATGTCCTCGGGCGCGTCGAATCCTAAAGAGACTCGCCCATTCTTTGCTCGATGAACCGCCACCCGAATCCGTCGGCCGCCGCTGTCGATCACAACGGCCTGTCCCTGCCTACGAGCAATGATTAGCATGATCATGGGCTCCTTCCCGTGAGGCACGCTCCAGAAGTGGGTCCACAAAACCAGCCTGCTGAAATCCACGCTCACGTAACAAGCAAGCATGACAATGACCGCAAGGAGGGTAGACTCCGTTGTAGCAGGTGTGGCTGTACGCCAAGGCATCCCAGCAGCCCGCTACCTTCCTAGCAGCCAACACAGAAGCAGCCTTGGACAGATGCAGCAACGGAGCCCAGATGCGGATAGTAGGATCATCCAAGGCTTCATGGATCGCATGCTCCGTGGCGAGCAGGAATTGATCACGGCAATCCGGGTAGCCGCCAAAATCCTCCTGACTCACGCCTGTCACCACATAACGAGCGGCTAGATGCCGGGCCCGGTTAGCGGCCAAGGTGAGAAAGAGAAGATTGCGCAGAGGCACGAAAGTGGCTTCCAAGCCTCCAGGTAGGACTTCCGAAGAATCGTATTGTGCCACCTTGGTTTGATGATCTACCAATGGGCTCGTAGAATGAAGCACCCCGTCCGGTAGATGAATGACTTCGTACCGGTCTAACAATCCAGCCCGCTCCACGATCGTACGAGCTGCACCAATCTCGCAGTAATGCTTCTGACCGTAGAAGATGGACAAGGGTACTACTTGCTCTTTTCCCCACCTCTCCATAGCCAGATACAGACAAGTCGTCGAATCTTGGCCACCGCTCAACAAGACAACCGCAGCGTTCGTCGCATCCATAATCTCTCGCCTCCTATCTAGAGAAACAAAAAAGAAAAGAAGTACGGCGGCCCCCGATCGAACCGCCGTACTTCCCGCTCGCACACCTACTCCGCACTCAGCACACCGCGATCCTTGAGCGACTTGAGGGTCGCCTTGACCGTAGCCAGCTGCACGTTGATCGTGCCTTTGCCCGGCACGATGCCCTTCTTCTCCAGGGCAGCAAGAATCTTGCTCGTGGAGACTTCGGGGTCTTTGAGGTAGGCCGTGATGTAGGCTTCGCGCAAGGCCGCGACGATACCCGTACCAGCGGGTTTCTTCACCTTGGCCGGCGCTTCGTCCTCATCCTCTTCCTCCTTGGCCGGCTTCTTGGGCTTGGCCTTCTTGACAGGAGCTTCCTCCTCCTCTTCCTCGGCGACGGGCTTTTTCTTCGCCTTGGGCTTGGGGGCCTCTTCCTCTTCCTCGACCGGCTTCGGCTTGGACTTCTTGGCGGGTGCTGCCTCCTCCGCCTCTTCTTGCTCGTCAGGATCGGTGATAGCCTTCTTGGCCTTGATGGCCAAGACGCCCTCGTTCACCCAGTCCTGGTCGGCGTCCGGCAGCTTGGCCCACTCGTCCTCTTGCAGGTCCAAGACCGCCTTCACCAACCGAGTCAGATACTCCTGACGATCCTCGTCGGCCTCCGGCTTGCAACCAGTGGCCTTCACCAGAGCTTTCAACTCGCTAGCCATCGCAATCTCCTCGATCAAAGTTCGGCCCAACAGGTGGGCGTTTCATACACTCGGATGGAGACCACCTCCACCGACAAACCGGTGAGCTGACGCTGTACATCTTCCCGCAGTAGCAGGATCATATGTTCGACCGTCGGCTCGTCCTCCATAACCACTATACAAAGTTTGGGTTCATTATCTGCCAAGATTTTTAGCAGAGGATCGTGCACATACAAAATGACCGCATGATCCCAGCGGTCCAAGGCAGCCTTCACCTTTTGCTTCACGATCCCGAAGTCCAGGATCATTCCGCCTTCTCCCTTCGGCCCTGAGAACAGCAATTCTATCCTATAAGTATGTCCATGTAGATTACGGCACTTACCTTGATGCTCCGGCAAGCGGTGCGCTGCGTCGAAGGTCGTCTTATAGCCCAACTTGATTTGCATCACGGCACTCCTATTAGCTTGTGCGTCTGTAATGACAGGCGATGGCCTTCTCGAAAACATAGGTCGATGCAAGCCTGTAGATTGGCCTTGTTATTTTCTGGGTTCTGGTCATCACGAGGTTGAATGAACAACCGGCCATCGTACTGGACGGGCAGAGACTCCGAATCTCCGGCGCCATACACCACCTTAAAGGCATCAGTCCGCCACCAGATACGCTCGTGGATCGGATGGCCTAGCTTTGGGGAGCACACAACTGAGATGCATTCCGCATGTGGCCTGTCCTTGGCCAACGCCTCCTGCCATAAAGTCCCGTTGGTCTCAATCTGCACCTGCGTATGAATCTCCATCAGCCGGTCGATTAACTCCTCCAACGGCTGCAGCAGCGGCTCACCTCCGGTGATCACTACAAACTTGTTTGGAGGTAGCAATGAATCGACCTGCGAGACAATGTCCGCCTCAGACATCTGCTTCGCATCTGTGGTGCGATCCGTATCGCACCAGGGGCAGGATAGATTACAGCCTGCGAGCCGTATGAATACGGCGGGCGTCCCTACATTTGGGCCCTCCCCCTGGAGCGATCGGAATATCTCTTTGACCAGCATGGACTTTCTCCCTCTACTACCACTATACAAAGTTCGCGTTCCTTAGCTCCAAATTATTTTCTGGAGCCGAGGCTACCCAAGATTCAAGCAACTGATACAATGGCATCCAATCAGGTAGCCTAGCTAGTTTGCATAGGTATTTGTTCAGTCTGCGAGGATCGGACGGGACCCGTAATTGCTTCTGCGGCCGCAGTTCAAGCTCTTGAAATAAACATCGTATTGGCGCACGAGCACGACGTCGATGCTCTCTTATCTCCACCTCTAAGTAGCCAGATTCCACATGACCACAATTATGCTGCCGTCTCAGGGATACTGTACGGCGACGGCCTTTGGCGTTCCCAGTTGAGCAGTGATTATACAATCTATTATATAATGCACGTTTCCACCGGGCCATGAATATGGCTGGAGAATCATCGCCATAGCGGGATTGCATTTTCACGTACAACAAATAGGCGTCTTGCATCAAATCGTCTAAATCCATTTCACTGCGCGCTCGCCAAGCATTCTTCAATAAATACCGCTGCGTGTATCCTACAATAGACTGAGTACCCCAATCTGGTATTCGATCATACATCTCTAGTATCCCTCCTAGTGTGAAAGTAATAGTTGTTTAAGCCGACGAAATCGTCGTTTTGCAATCGTCTGCTTAAAAGTAAGCAACCGTCGTCGTTGAATCTTTGGGTCATGGTTCTGCCTCAACGCCGTTTCCCGACTTTTAGCGGCATGTGCCTCGGTACTCACTGCCCGTAAATGGTTTTCTCTTACCTCGGTCCTACGCATCACCAATAACCTTTCCCGTTAGAAAACCAGACTATGTATATGCATCCCATAATACCATCCTAATGCCGATGTCCATCATGTGTGTGGGCCTCCAATACGGCCGCTAGGCTGTTGCCCAGCTCTAACCGCGTCCGTTTCCGCACTGTAACTTCGCCGCCAACCAACTCAAACAAACTCTGCAGCAGCTTATCAGCCGATGCATGATTTGTCCCACTGATCTGGTCGGTAGTAATGCTGATCGTGCCATCTTCCAAAATCTCGTACTGGATGTTATCCCGGTTCGCCATCACAGCACCCCCCGGAGCAGTTGCCCCTTGGTTGAAGTTAGATTTACGTTCTGCCATCCGCCTAGCTTGGCGGCTAACTTCAGTGCTTGCTGGCTGTAGGCCCGTTTGAGCTCGTTCACGGACCGCTGATCGCGGGCCTCGGCCGTGCCTCTCATCAGATCCACCGCTATTACCGATCCGGCCGAAGTTAGTATAATCTGGTTTTCATTTTTCGTCCAGCTATACCCGAGATTTTCCGCTGCCTTATAGAGCAGATCGACATGTATTACTTTGAACTCGACGCTCACAGTCTGCACTTGATAACAAGGCATGACTAGTCCTCCTCCTTGAAGCTGATGGCCCGACGAGGTGCCTTCTCCAGCAACTTGTCCAAGGCGATGGTGACCCGTCCCATCTCGGCGAGCACTTCGTTACGCTTCACTGCACTATTACGCAAGGCATCTGGTCGTTTACCATCCAGTACGTTCCTAGCCTGAGTGACCAAGCCTTCCAATTCGATGTCGTTGGTCAAGTTGCGCGTCTTGAAGAGGTCAATGAACTGCACCACCTTCTCGACCGTTGAATCGCGGAACGTCTTACGAGAGCCGTCCGGCTTCGCCTCCAGTCGATCGGCCAAATCACCTACAAGCTTGCGGAAGGCTGTCCGCAGAGCTTCCTGGATCTCTAGCACTGCGTCCGACCAGCTAGCTTCTGCCCGTTGCTTCTCGGCCTCCCACAACGCCTTGCCTAATTTCTGCTCGCTGGGCACGCCAAAGTCCAGGAATCGCCGTTCGATAGAGAAGGCTGCTTTCAGCTGTGATGTAGCGGGGTAATTTTTGGCGTTGTACTGCGATCGCAAACGATCCTTGGCCTCCTCCACCAACCGCGGATACGCCTCCAAGAAAGCATCTGCTTTCTCCTGATATTGACTGTCGGCCTTAGACAGGTAATCCTCCACATCACCAACCAACTGCACGGGCACCAGATAAGTGCCTCGCTTGAGCGGACTCGGTAACGATCGAACCTCCAACCAATGCCGGGTGTCGTTGGCCACCCTCCGCACCTTCTGGTACTCATCGCTGGTGACAATTCCCTTCGTCAATCCCAGCATCTCCTTTTCTGCATCCGTCTCAACCAAGGCGAGATCGGCCTTGCGTCGAATGCCAGGCCGATGGAACGTGATGTCGAGTACAACTACGTTGTCCATAATCCGGCGAGCGTCCTTGATCTCCGCCGGCGCACTGCTCAGTGCTATTCGTGCTTTCGTACCCATGATAGTGTCCTTTGCCTAGAGGGTGATTTTCCGGCGCGGTCCCGTAGCGGAGCGCCGGCTATAGATTGTACCCAAACTCGCCGAGAGGTAACGACCCTCGGCCTCAGAACGTAGATTTTCCAATTCCTGCGGTGCAGCCACCGCCACAGGAACAAAGTATTGAGCCGCCTCCACCAACGTGCAATCCAGATTCCAGGCGAGATCGCAGCATGTCTTGATCTCCGCTCCCGTCCATTGAGTGTCATCAGGATGCACTTTTATTTGCCTAGTCTTGAGGCCATATTTGCTCTCATAATAGGTCCAGACCGCCTTACGCTCTTCGGCAGTTGGCAGATCAAAGTAATAAGTACCGAAACTGAACCGGCGGCGGAGGGCAGTCGGTATGCCCTGGATACTATTGCACGTCGCAATCCACAAAGCATTGTCATTGCTTACGGCTGAGATCACCTTGAGAGCCATTCTCACGGCAGCTTCGCTACTGCCCACTAGGCTACCTTTCATAGCGTTGCTATCCCAGGCGATCGTAGGTACTCCAGCCTGCTTGCCTACAGCCTTGGCGATCAGGCTCTTGCCTGCACCCGGAGGTCCGAGTAGGATCACGCCTCGCGCATTCTGATCCTGCATAGCAGTCAGCATAGCGCCGAGAATGCCTTGACTCACGCCAGAGGAATCGGCTACCGGACCGGATGAGCCAGCCACCATCTTCTCGATCTCGTCGATCCACACCACGGCATTAGGCGGCCTCTTGCCGCCTACAATACGACCAAAAAAGCTCTTGATAAACGCCAGACCGGCCACGTCCTCAAAGGATTCGCTACCTCGCCAAACCGACAAGCCTTTGGTCTGCTCGACCTGCCTACGCTTAGACTCCCACAGATGCTCCAGATCAATACCGGATTCCCGCAATGCCATCGCCACAGCCTGCTCGGCGGGGAAAGCAGCGAGCCCACGTACCGCTTCTACCGCCTTGCTAGCAGCGTCATCATGCAAAGCATCTAATCCGCCATCTAAGCGGGATTGATCGCACTCCCGCACGATCTCCAGCAACTGATCGCCTGCGGGCAGCGATTCATCCAAGCACACCACGTCGTTCACCAGATTGCTAGGCAACGGAATGTCATCGCCAAGCAACACAAGCATCCGATGATCCGCCTTGTAGGCATCTCGCAGATTCCAGATACCTTGCGGAATGGTCGGACTGACACCAAAGTAGGCAGGGGCATTCAACATGAATGCAATCGTGCCCTGCGGATAATCGGCGGCCTTCGACAAGAATAGGGAGGGCTGCCCGATCGTCGAATCATCCTCTCCTTGACCCGTCATGGCAGCCACCTCACGGCCGTCCTCATTAACAGCCATCACTCCGCGGCACGCATCCCAAGACACCATAGGAACGGGATCGCCATTGCCTCCAAAAGCCTTGGCGATGATCCGCATAGTCGATGCCGGATCCGGCGTGGCAATGGCCACCAAAGGCACGGATACGCGACGGGCATGCTTCATTTTTTCCAACCAGTTCATTGCTCAGGTCCTCCTAATTAGCAGGCGGCCAGCCGCAGTTTCTTGGCCTGGGAAGGGGTGATGTCCGCGGGCTCGCCACGCTCACCTTTCTTGCCGGCACGCAGTTGTATCCGAACTGTAGACGGGCTAAGCGAGTAGGCATTCGTAATTGTGGTCACCGCAGTGATCGCGGCCTCGAAGTCCCAGCCCGTCTTGCCCATCCACCGCAGCACCGCAGTAACAGGATAGCCAAAAATCTGGGCCCGAGTCACCTTCCGAGGCGGCTTGGGTGTGCTCTCCTCCGCCGGCTGCACGAAGTGCTCTTCGGCAAGCGGGAGGATCGTAGGAGTGCAACGCGCGTTGTAGCGGTTGATGCGATCCATCGTCTCATGGATTGCACGATAAAACAGACGGTCGGCCGAGGCCATAATATCCGCGGTCAACTCGGACGGATCGACACCTAGCTTGGCGAGCAGCTCGGCATCCGTGGCGACGTGCCGCGGATAGATACCGTTCTGGTCGGCGAGGTTGGCGATCCGCAACGCGAGATCGGAGGTCTTTTCTACCGCGTTCATTTTGCACCTCCCTCAACAAGCAAAGAAAGCACAAAATCGTATCCATCGTCGCCATTGAAGCCATATCCATCCAGCACAGAAAGCAGATCATCCCAGCTATGCACGCCATCCATATCCTCTCGCATTTGGCGGCGAGCACCTTCTGGATCATCGACATAAATAAGCAGCAAGTCATCTAACACACGGACCAGCAGGTCCGCAAACGCCACCTTCGACTGTTTTTCTTTTCTCGTCTTCATTCTAGTATCCTCTACCTAGTATATACGGACTGGAAGTCGGTCCGCTCCTCCGCCGTCTCACACACGGCGGTGGGCCGGATCGAGTAATCTATACTACGTGATAACGAGCAACATGCTGAGCCAAAGCAGCGCGTACCTCGACAACCCGCATCGGGCCGCAAAGCACGGCTGTTCGCGGCCTGCCTGCAGCGTAATCCTCAACGCTATCCCATAAATACCAATAGCCGAGACGCTGCCGACGGTAATAGCCTCCAGCAAACTCACCACCGTTTCTCCCGTACTTTTTAGATGTCTTCATTCTAGTGTCCTTTACCTAAAGGTACAACGAGCGAAGTTGCTCGTAGTGGCCCGCACCGGAATCGAACCGGCGTCCCCTATTATTTCAGGAACCCACTCAGGCCAAAAGCCCGCCGTAGCGGGCAAGTCTCTTCCTCCCTATTCCCTTCCACATACAGGCCCACGGATGTAGCAAAGTTTCGGGCGGTTGCCGTATCAGATCGGCTAGTCTCAGGCCATCCCCTCCCCCTCAGAGTCTCCTGCCCAGATAGGCTACCGGGTTGCTCCTTGGGATCGTTTCGACCTATTCTGATTTGCTGTGCTTCGGGCCGGCTGTTTCAGGCCCAGGCTTCCCACACCTCGTTCACCATCCTTTTCCCGTAGTTTTCTTTTCCCCTGCCCTCTATGATCTATTATCGCTATTAGATCACCGAAGTCCAGCACTAATCTCACAATAATTCCTGCAGGTCCGTGGTTTCACACGAATGAGTGCTCTAACTCCTTATATTGCATCGAGTTACTGCATATGGGCTATTCCTCTATATCCCGGCAGCCCGACAAGATTCTTGCTTGGACACTTTGGCGACTGCTGACTTTTATGCTTGCCTATTCCCCTAATGCATACCCTATAACAACTTAGAGCTTGACTTTTTGGTCAAGCTCTAGCAAGCAGGAATCTGCGGTGTCAAACTAGGCAAACTATAGATGTAGGCGTTTGCGGGCGGGTTTGTCCTCCAACTTGTTCATGGGCTTTGGATCCGGCTGCAGGAATATTCGCGGCCGGATCACCCCCGTATGAGGTATACGAGCAGGTTCCCCCTCTACAACCTCCTGGCCGCAGTAGCCCGATCCACGGCGTCGCAGATAAACTTCTCCATCCTCGATCGTCTGCTCCCACGTCGTATCCTCTACGGGAGCAAACATGCCCGCCATAGCTCCGCGGATCGTCTGCCCCTTTCCATGCGCGATAATCCGCGGGACCGGATTGATGGCGCTCCAAAACCATAGCCGATAGAAACCCATCGCACCCTCCTATCTCACTTGCAATTGTCTGACTCCACCCTCCACCAACGCCGCGAACAAGTCTCTACCCTCCGCCAGGAATCGGAGGATTTTTTGCTCTACTGTTCTCCTCGCATACAGGTCGTAGATGAACACCGGCTTTTCCTGTCCTGGACGGTGGCATCGCTTTTCGGCCTGCTGACGAACTATGGGACTTACGGGCGATTCATAAAACACGACATAAGAGGCTTGCTGCAAATTGAGTCCCTGCGCTCCGCTTTGACTATTCACAATGAACGCCCGACAATCATCCTCCATCAGGAACCGCAGCAGCTCTTTCGACTTGCTTCTGGTGCCCGAATACAAACGCGCCGTACCCATCTTCCTCGCCCGCAAGGCAGCTTCTATGATGTCCCCGCTGTAGATGAACTCGTTAAAGATGACCACCTTTTCCGTAAGAGGCAATTCATCCAACAACTCCATCAACACATCCAACTTCGGATTCTCTGCCAAGGCAGAGGGTTTGCCTTCCACGGAAACAAACCCGCTTGTGATCTGCCGCAAGCGAACGAAGATGCCACTCACGTCGATGAGTTTCTTGCTGTTGGCCTGCGCCTGCTCCAAGACGGCAGAGTAGTAACTCCACGCCTCATCCGTCAATACAAAAGGCTTCTCAACAGGTACTTTCTTCGGCAGGTCTAGGCATTCATCACTAGCATAACGGATACCTGTATGGGACATCATCCGCCGCAAGTCCGGTTCCATCTTGCGCTTGAAGGTATACTCGAAGCCACCAAAGTATCCTTCCTTGCACTTGAAGAATGCTTCCCGAAACGGGCCCAAGGTCTCTCCCAAAGCAGCACCGCGATCTACACAATAGAATTGGGCCCAAAGTACATGCGGATCGCGGCCCAGCGGTGTTCCCGTCAATCCTACCCGCCAAGCAAAGTCTTTGGTCAATTGGCCCACGACACGGAAGTTCAAGCTGCGATGGTTCATCAAGGCCGTCGATTCATCGAAGACGGCACCATCAAACAACTGCTTTGCCTTGGCCAGCAATATCGGATCCACGCGCCGTTTCTTTCCGCTATTCGTGCAGATCAAGGCTTGTAGACCGGCGTAGGTGCATAAGCACAAATCACTCGGCTCCTCCCAAGCCTCGCGGCGATCCTGCTTTGTACCTTCGATGTAGGTCGCGGACAAGTCTGGAGCATGAATAGTAATCTCCATCCGCCAGCTTTCCAGATTCACGACGTTCGGTACCAAGATCAAGACGCGGTGTAGCCTTTCGATCTTCCTCAGATAGCGTATCAAGTCCAAAGCCAACTTGGACTTGCCGAGGCCCATATCAAACATGCAGAACAGATGTGGATACTTGACTCCAAGCAAAAAGCCTACCTTCTGGTGCTTCCGCGGCGAGGTGATAAACTTGGGCTGTGGATCCAACTGGGCCAGACGTGCCGATAGCTTCTCCTCGGACCATTGCTTGTATCTGCTCAGATCACGCAATGGCCTTTTCAGGTAATCAGATACCGCCGTCTTAAAAATCACAACCGTTCCCGCCTTCTCGCCGTAGCACCTTCAATCTCTGCTTTCAACTTGGCCCAATAAATAGATGCCATCCTTACAGAAGATATACAAAATTGCCCAATACTATAGTCCTGACTTAGGAGCATAGTGAATCCCTTCTCCTCATTACGAGCCTTCATCACATGCAATCTAGCTAAGCCCAGCTTCCTCTCCTCCTCCGTCTGATTGTAGCTGAGTGCCACATCGCTGGTTGCGATCTTGCTGTAGTCCTCGGCCACGTCTTTTTCTGTGATTAGATTCTTGCCCAATGCTTGTCGGTTGGTCTGGCTTACCGTCGCCAAGGCAAGGTTACGGTCGATCGCAATACCGCGTAGCTCCTGGAATATCCTACCAAGAGCGATCCGGTGTTCCTGCTTCCCGTCCATATGCATGAGATCGGGATAGTCTACCAACAACAAGTCCGGCGCAATCCCTTGCTGGGCTTCGAGGGATTCCAGATAGCCCACTAGCTGCTGCGTAGTAAGCGATCCTGTAGGAAACTGGCGGATCACAAGCGGGCTGCGACGCCGGAAACGGGCATGCTTCCGGCGCAGCTTCTTTTCTAGCTCGCGGTCCTCCATGATGTCCGACAATGAATTCACGTCCTCCAATTCCTCTACGTCGATCCCACAGAATTGACCAGCATCATTCTCCTCGAACACTCGATGCACTAACTTCTTTTCCTTCCGCTTGCTAATACAATAAAAAGATTGCAAAAAGCGGGTGGCTACTTTCTTCTCGCTCATTTCCAAAGTGATGTATACCACTCGCTTGTGGTTGATCAAGGCCGTCTTGGCCAACTGCATAAGCCAAAAGCTCTTACCATAGTTTGAGGGGGCAATGAGCAAATGCAATTCGCCAATCGCCGGTCCCAGCTTCCTCTCGTCTAACTGCTTGATCCCGGTAGGGAACACCTCTACATCCTCGGTTAGCATGTCCCGCAATGATAGTTGACTAAACAGTAGCCCTGGATGGAATACGTCTAGACCACCCTTGATGGCCTTTTGGATGATGACTTCAGCCTCATCCAACTTATCCGCCTCTAGCAATTCTACGGCCATGATAATGCCTGCGCGCAATCCTTGGCCGCGGATGAACTCTGCCGTCCTCGCTAGGACGTACTTGGCATTGATTCCATCCTTGCATTGCTGAATAGAATCAAATATACGGCGAGTGATGTCCGCCTGTCGCGGGTCCTCCTGTTCCAACTGCTCACATATGTCAATAGCATGCTCACCGGGAGGTTCCTTGAACTTATCCCAGAAGGCTGTTGCTTTCTTGGCAAAGCCGCGGTATGGACTATCATAGACCTCCGGCGGCACGATCGAGCGAACACGATCTCCATTTTCTGAATCGAAGAGTAGTAATGCAACGAGACTTTCTTGAACTAAACCGGTCAAAGCTCCCATGGTTCCCTCCAGTTTTGTTTCTACTTATTTTGTTTCTCAGCCAACGCCTCATTAGCCGCCTTTCACAAGGTAATTATGCACCTTCCCAGAACTATCCAGGAATAGGCCCAATGGCGGCTCGCCAAATGAATCTGGGTTCCCGCAAGTATCACAATAAGCCCGGTCAATGCAGACGCGGGCCTCCTTCCCGCAATGAGGACAGAAAAAGTGCTCACAGTCCGGTACAAGCACTCCATCCACGGCCATCCCGATGATCTCACGTAATCGACGCACCTCTTTCGCTAATTGCTTAGCACCTAAACAGAAAGCACATTGACAATCATCGGGCTCGTGTTCCACAAACTTCAGAGCGTCGTCTATATCCATCACTTTATTCCTTCCTGTTCGACTCCCGGAGAACTCACGCCAAACACTTCGGGCAAGTGATGCTGTAGATGCGCTTGCAAAGGCAACATAATCTCCCGCATCTGCGGGTGGGCCGCCTCTGCACATCGCAGGGCAAACACATGCCTCCACTCTCGCAAGTTGGCCGTCATCACAATCTCGGTCTTGAGGGAATTGGGCAGAACCGATCTAGCCTGCTGCGGAGTCCAACCCTCCTCCAGCAAACGTAGATAACTACTTTCTGCCCTCGCCATAGCCAACAACCATTGCTGATATGTAGCGCCATGTACATACTTCTTCCAACGGGTAAGAATCTCCATGCCATTACGCTCACCATCAGGAACACCTTTCACCCAAGGCGGGATGACAAACGAGACACCGCCGCTATAGTTGCAATACCGTGTACTCTCCTGCGAATAGGCCGCTAATCGGTGGCGGACAAGTTCGTGAGATACCCCACGATCAACAATGAACCGCACAGAAATACTGGCGTGCTCTAGTACGGACTCATGCCCCCGCTTTATGATCATCTTCACAAACGCGTAGGCGTCTTTCGGCTCGCTCTTATAGCATGTTCGTCCCGCGGACTCTATTAGTTCCAATATCTCTGACGGACAAAGTGAAGTCTCCACCACGAAACTAGGTTTGACTAAAATCATTACTCCCACTCCTTGTCTGTAAGTGCCTCGGCCAGCAGCCCGCACTCCATATAGCCCGGGAATCTGGCCTCTACGATCGACCACAGGTTGGCCAACGAGTAGGCTATACTAACAGGACTAACCTTCTCGGCCTTCTCCTTCAGGTCTGCTAGCACACATTGGATTAGCAATAGCATGAGCCGCTGCCGAGTACGTGTAGCAACGGTACCAAATACTTCACTAATAAAAGTGTCTAACGTCTCGGCCCCGTGCCGGAAGCGTTTGGCCTGCGAGGATTTCATGATGGTGGGAAGAGGAGGAAAGCCCTTGCCTCCCAGAGCATACATAAGCCATTGATAGACCTCTCCTACCACGGTCACATGCCGGGCTGTGAGCATGTCTAGGCGGCCTCTTACTTCCTCCCGCTCGGGTCTACTCAATAGCGGTAGACGGGCCAGGACATCCTTGAGTGCATGGGCCTTCATAATGTGAACCTCTTGTGGTTCTGCTTCGCCCAGCGGACCACTTCCTCCCACACAAAGCGGATGGCGTTCTTGCGATTGCCGGCGATATACACGCAAGGTAAGCCGTGCTTTCTCCGCCACAGGCTTATCGTCTGCTCCGTCCTATCAAACATCTCGGCTACTTGCCGGATGGTCAATAGCGAAGCTAATACGTTCGTAATGGATTTACTCACTTTCCTCCTCCGGCGGCTCTTGTTGATATTCCGACTTAAATTCCTGATTCCACTCCCACACACCATTCCGTACGATGAGCGAGGACGAGCACCACTTACACTTCAATATCTCGCCCTCCTCCTCGGTAACGGGAGTGGTGCTTAGCGTTTCGATACAACACCGCATGACGCCGCCGAGCCGTAAGGGTAGCTTCCTGGGATGCGGTTCCATTCTCTGCTCCTATAGCCGGCAGCGGCGTTGTGGTTTTTCGCTAGTAAGAAAGTACGGTCGTCGATGTTGTCAAATGTCCTCTGCAGTCCACGTCTTGTATCCTCGGCGTCCTGCTTGGTCTTGTACGGCCCGCAATCACAGCAATCTGGAATCCGTACTACCCACCAACCATCCTGCTTCCTGGCTACTCCCATCGGCGCTAGTGATAGTCTAGCCCGCGGCAATCGTTCCCGCTTTCTTGATACTAGCTGCTCGCGTCTCATGCGATAGCCTCCTAATAGAGGCCGGCATAAAACGAGCAACATAGTTGGGCCGCCAACAAACCAAGCACCACAAAATGTAGAACAACTCGCATACTTGCTTCCCTTCCAATCATCAGTAATGCTTTCCTCTACTACCATTATACAAAGTTTCCCTTTCTTAGCCTAAAATAATTTTCTAGCTAACCTCTCTTGACATTTGTATAGTGGTAGTAGACCTCATTCCCCGACGACGGGAATCGTAGTTATGCACAACACATCTAGCACAACCTGGCCTCGCGGACAACTATCAACCACGCGCATAGCGCACTTACCACAACCCGTCCGCCCGTCCAACAACGCTACACGCATTATGCATAATCTAACCACGATCTCTGTTTGGGTGACATCCCTTCAGAAAGGATGTGGAATGGGTTGTAGGAGATTGCAGTATAGAAGATTGCAGCGTCAACACAATTTAATCTCCCGGCTCCGCCCAGCCTGCGACCGGGGCACCCGATCAGTTGCAATCGTAATCCTATGCTCCTTACAATCTCTGAGAGCTGATACAATCCAGCTAATTCATCTGGTCTTTGGTTTGCTTTAGACTGCAGTAGCATAAGCTATAGCATACTAAAATGCATACCTACTAGATCGGGTGAAAAGGCTACTGATATAAACATACAAGGAATATGCATATGGACATAATTGAATTGCTAGATAATCGCGGCGTACCATATCTTACCTCCGGCAAAAACGTTAAACGCGGTTGTGTAAATATCAAATGTCCATTCTGCGGAGAAGCCGATACATCCTTTCATCTTGGAATTGAACTTGCTACAGGGAAGTGGGCTTGCTGGAGGAACGTAGATCATCGAGGCAGATCACTTCCCCGCCTCCTGCAGAAGTTACTAGGATGCTCCTATGAAGCCGCCCAGGAATTGATAGCGGGCCATACCGAGTTTTCCTCGGTAGCGGATAGATTGCAGCCCAAAGCACAGCAGCAAGCCACAACCAAAGAGAAGCTCACTAAGGAACGTGGATTGGTCTATCTTGCGGATGTTCCTCCCAAGGATATGCCGCTCTACAAACGCTTCTGGGATTATCTACATAAGCGAGGATTCGATTTCAACGACGCCATGCCCGCGGCTATCGGTTATGGACTACAGTGCGCCTTGACCGGACGATTCAAGAACAGGATCATATTTCCGGTTGTTATCGAGCAAGAAACAGTAGGCTACACGGGACGATGCATAGATGGAGGATCATTGCGATACCTGTCCCATCCTGGCCCGGTTGTGAAGCAGAACATTCTCTGGTACGATTCTCTCAAGGCAGGCGGCGGCCGTAAGCTGTTTGTAACCGAAGGGCCGTTTGACGCCATGAAGCTGGACTATGGCCTGCAGAAATGTGGATCGGAGGATCGGGCCACCTGTCTCTTCGGCGTCTCCCATACAGCTGAGCAAAGAGAATTGCTGTACAATCTACGCCCTCGATTCGAGGAGCTTGTAATTCTCTTCGACCAAAATGCCCTTGCCCCGGCCCTTAGTCTAGCGAGTACCCTTAGTAATCTTTTGGCTAAGGTACAAACTCTGCCCCAGGGGATAGACGACCCAGGACAGCTTTCGTGGGAGTCCGTAAAACAAATCGCAGAGCAAATGCTATAAGGAGCTACTCATGAGAGAACTATCCGAAGTAAATAAACCATCCCCAGATCAAATAGAGGAAGTCCGACAACGTATAGCCTCTGGTGAACCGCTATGGCGGATTGAGGAGGACTTGGATTTACGAGAGAATCAACAGCGGACCTCGCAGAAGCAATCCAAAATCAGACAAAATCATAGCAGCTAATAGCATCGAACTTTGTATAATGGTAGTAGCGATCGAACCAATCCCGTTGTGCAAGGAGATGTACTATGCGACCTATGCTGTTTCACGCACCCGTTGTCCTGGCTATGGGTGGTACGTTGTTGGTGGGTTGTCTAGCTGTTACCGGAGGCTTTAGTAAGTCTCTTCTGGACAGCCATATCATGGACCTGGTAGTGGCCTGTCTATCGTTGTTTGCTGTTGGTTACTGCATCATACTCTATTGGAGGTCAAGGACATGAAAACCAGAGAACACGGATTCACCCTGATTGAACTTCTGGTAACCATCACCATCATTGGCATCTTGGCTGGCATGATGTTTGGAGCCTATGCAATGGCCAGGAACGCCGGTCGAGAGTATGCTACCAAGGCAACCATTGCCAAGTTGAATACCATCATCATGCAAAGGTATGAGTCGTACATGACTCGGCGGGTAGCCATTAAATGTGACCCATGCCCAACTGCTTGGCCAAGTGGAACACCGTTGACCGACCCTGAAAAGAAGGCGTGGTTTGTTGGTAACCTTCACAAACGTCTGGATGCCATACGAGACTTGATGCGGATGGAAATGCCTGACTCTAAGTCAGACATCATAAATGGTCCTGTCCAATTCATCTTTGGTGGTGATGGAAGTACCTGGAGCCTGCCGGAGCCCGCCTTACATAGACTCTATGCCGGCAGTCCACCAACAGCCAACCTTGATCCTGCACAGTGTCTCTACAAGCTAGTTAGCATGGGCAGCCCGGAAGCAATGGAGCAATTCAACCAAAACGAGATTGGCATGGTTGATGGCAAGCCTGTCTTCGTGGACGGCTGGGGTATGCCAATCATGTGGCTGCGGTGGGCACCAGGATTCACATCACCTATCCAGTCTGGGAACGCAGTTACCGACCATGACCCGTTCGACACACGGAATCTTGAGTCTGTTGCGTTTCACCTGATTCCACTTATCTACTCAGCAGCAGGCAAGCGGAAGGCGGATGGCACGCCGATGTATGGAATTGACTTGCAGGCGGGTTATGTGTTTGCCGGGAACCCATACGCGAATCTACAACTAGGCAAACCCATCGCTGGCGAAGGGGCGGAAGGCAACATCACGAACCATTACATTGAGCAACGGTAGCCTTCTCCCATCTTTCTGCTCGGCGTATGGCCCATTCTGTCATCCATTTGGTCGTGGCGAGAGGGAAGTGGGCGGCAATCTTTAGGAGCCAGCCGCGGTTATCAGCCTCCTGCCGCATCTTGGTGATTGTCTCCTCAATATGTTCGCGGTTCTCGGCGGCGGTCCATCCATTCATCATGGTAATCCACTCGCCGCAGCCACAATCATGTGTTATCTCCTGACGCGTAAGCCTGACAATAAGCCGGTGAAGTTCGTCGCCACATCCATGCCCGCCATGTTCCCAGGAGTGGATTGGACAAAATACTGTGGCCATGCGCAGCTTCGCCGCCTCTGTCGTCGCATCCGGGAAGCAATTCTCGTGATTCCAGCAGTCGTGACAGATCGCCTTCAGTCGGACCTGCTCAACTTCTGGTCGTTCTATGCAACCACCAACTACCCAAAGCACCAGCAACCTAGTCATCGTCGCTGGCATCTCTTCGGACAGCCCTAATTTTGTTGTGGCCAGTTTTAAGTTGGGCTGCCGATCGCAGATGCGCCATGGTGCTTGTCGGCATCGCGGAGAGCACTCAAAGGTGCAGCGGGCACATACGAACACGCCAACTTCGTTGGGAACGAAATCACAGCCAATCAAAAGTACATCGTGCATGTCCCACCCAGCAAGCAAAACCAGTTGCCCCCACCGATTCTAGTAAGAGATACTGGTAGAGAGTTACAATCAGGCTTTGTAAGTCCAAACCAATGTGCCCAAGCATTGTAAGGCAAGTTAGTATCAGTGCCCCCACTACCATTACAACCGTTGTTGGTATACACAATGAAGCCGTACTCATAGCGACTTGTTGCATAATTATATTGATAGCCAAACGACGCTGACAATGACATGTAAGCTGTGTACGCACCGCATTCGGTACAGGTGTAATCCCTGCTTGTCGCGTAATAACATGCAGGTGTGTCGTGAGGCGTGAGTGCCCAGGTACCGTTCAAACTTTCACAATTACCAGCACCACAATGGTTGTTAGAATATCCATCTATATCCAAGTATAGAGTGGAATTGATGAACGCACCATTGCAATTTGTGCATGGAACAACACAACCAAAAGATACTAGATTGGCGGCTGTGAACAGCACCTTATTTGTTGACGCCCCGGATGACCCAAATTGAACAACATTCGCGGTAGGCATTATGGGCACGCTCCACCTGTGTGAACATCGGTCCAGCCGCTTTCGGTCCCTGCCCAGTTGGCCCACGCTGTCCGGGTTTTCTTTTGGAACTTCTTGTTGGGCCCATCTATCTGGTAATCAGTAACGACACTCTGCGAGGTGTTGACTATCCATTGGACTTCCCAATGGGCACTGGTTTCGTTAAACTCAATGCAAGCTACTGCATTGTCGGCACCGGCAGAAGCTGAAACATTGTAGACTGTAAGTGATGAACCCGGGGATTGCCCTCCATCCATCACCGTTACTGCGTCAACGGTGAAGCTACTATCCCCACCGGTTTGAGCTGCTGTTAGTTGGCAGAGGCAGATTCTTGCCAACCCTTTGCCACCAACAATGTATTCTTTGCCATTGCTACCTACTGAAGTCCACACCTTAGCGGCTGTCGTAGTTGAGAAACCCGAATGGCTACTACCATAGCCCCGGAAAGTTCCAGGGAACGTGTTTTGTAACTTCACCTTGTCAGCGGACGTGTTGGCTGCCATGGTGTTGTCAACAGGCCAGGCATATTTGTCCGTGTCACCCGGAGCCACATCGTCATAGAGAACTCGGGGTGTCAACGAACCACCGCCAATCACGGCCCCCAACAGCAACTTGTTTGTTGAATCCACCACCCGCAACACGTTGAACAACACATTGCTGTCTTTGACGACTGTACCTTGGCTATCCTTCCAACCGTATTGATCATCTGTAGCCGGTGATCCCGTGTCATACTTCACCAACACAACAGGACCGAAGCAGGCCCGTCCAAACTTGCCCGCGGCAATCGAGGTGGGACCATTCACGCAGTAGCTCTTACCGGCCGTGCTGGTAGGTTGCTTGACCGCAGTGATTGAACGACCCAACGAATCACCGCCTGTGCAGACCAAGCAGACTTCACGTGGATTGATCGTAGCCGAGCCGACGTTCTTCACCGGCCTCCACGACATCAATTCCAGGTCTGTGTAGTGCTTGGTCATGCTTAGCCTCGTTTGTGCGACCGCAACGTCGGCCGGCGCCCTTTCATCTCCCGCAATCCGCTCTTGATCTTGCTCATCAACTTACGGTAGGCTAACGGCTGGACGCGGTGCAACTGCTCATTGTTCCGGCTAATCGTTGTCGTACAGCCTGTCTTGCCAACCTTGAAGTGGATGTGCTGGATTGCTCCATCAAGGTCAACGTACTTCAAGCCTGCGTAGGTGATTGTCTGCGGCTGCGTGCACTGGTACTCCTGCAACAGGCCGTCGATATAGTAGTCCGCGTCCTGCTTCACATCGCTCGTGTTGTCCTTTACCGTACCGTCAGGGTAGTCCCAGTAGTGCCAGACCTGTAAGTCCGCGAACAACTCGCAGCGCATCTGCGTACCCAAGCCGCCACCAGTGTCACGCCAGAAGTATGACCTGACAGGCGAGTAGCAGTATTCGTCCAACAGTGTACAGGCAATCCGCAGCACCAACTTCGCCGGGGACATCGAGAAGCTGCTCGGTGAAGAATTCATGTAGATGGGCTTCTCAAACACTACGTAGTGGTCTTTGGCCCGTCCCAACTGCGACTCGCTACCAAGCCTCCACTGGTGGTTGTCAACCTCAGCATCCTCGTCCGAGTCATCCGACTCAACAGGGTTCGTCTGGTATGGGGCAACATCCGACTTGTTCACGTTGTTGCCCATCACACCATCGTCTTCATTGAAGTACACACCACCGATCTGAGCAGGCTTGTTCCGACGTTGCTGCTCGGGCAGCTTCATGTCCTCGTCAACAAACTCTACCTGGGTGTCCTCAAGCCTCACCTGCCAAGGTCGGGTTATCGTAGCGTTCGTGTTGCCCTTTGCGTCAGTATAGCCAGGCACCTGGATTGGGAACTTCACCCGGTAGTAACGATAGACGGACTTCTTTGCCAGCTCACGGGCCTTGGTATTGGTTATCTCGTCGAAGAATTGTAGGTCCACATCCGCCCAACCACCAGCAGGCTTGTACGTCAGGTCGTCGATCAACTTCAGCGTACCCTTGCCGTCGTTCTCGATCCCAACAGCCTCAAGCACCAGGTCCACTTGGAACCTGTCGGGAGCACAGACAGCAGCAATCTTGTCCGGCATCCCAGGCAGGTTCAACGCCATCGAGTTGGTCAATATGTCGGGCGTGTCAGGTAACTGGGCGCCATCACCAACCTTGCAGATACGAACATTGTCATCCAAGCCTAACGCAACACGGCAACCAAACTGCTCACAAAGCTCTTCTAGGCACTGGGATGGCACGCCACCGTCCCACAACAACTCCGGTCGTTCGTCGTTCGGCAACGCGCCTACGTCGTAGCCTGTCTCGCCCATTGCATCGAGGCACTGCTTTGCAGCATCCTGTGGCGACAACTCTGTACAGGTTATCAACGTGCCGTCGTCATTCCGCAGGTTGGCTCCACGTAGGATGATCCCGCCACCACCCGTCGATTGCCACTTCCAGCGGCGGTCGTAGATTGCCAACCGCCAGACCAACCCTGACGAGTTCCGCTCGAAGCTGTTCGTATCGACACGGGCGTCGGGCCATTGTATCTGAGTCTGGCCATCAAAGAATACCAACGTACCAACCTGGGCCGTGAAGTTGGCTTGCGGTGTGATGGTCAATGTAGCCATCGACGGCGTGATGCCGGTCGTGAAGCTAATGCTCCCGTCGACTATTTGCATCAGACCGGGAAACGTTGCGAGGCCCTGGATTGGCATGGTTGTGGTCCTCCTATGCCATCGAGAGGGTCTTGCCGACGGGTGCGTCGATCGTGATGTCACCCGGCTTGCACCCGCTGTGGATTAAGCCGTTCGTGAGTGTAACAACGCCGTAGGGGTCAAGGTACTTGGCGCCCTTGTAGCCGTTCAGATTCGTGATGGTCTTGGCCGTGAGGCTCTTGCCATGGTCATAGATGCCGTTGCCTAGCAGCGTGAACGCTGTTGCACCCCATGTACCGCTGCTCCGGTCGATGATTGTACCACCAACGGTGCCTGTCGCAATCGTAGCCGCGTTCTTCACGGTCGTCTGTCCGTCGTACTGCGTGAAGGTAGTTACGTTCGATCCTAGCAACAAGATGCCTCCGGCCTTCGTTATCGTTGTCAATGTCACACCGTCGCCAAGTTGTACGTTCGCGTCGCCTTGTATGCTGCTGACGTAGCCGAGACCCAGGCTAGCCAAGGTCGATACCTCGCCGGCGAAGATAGCCACCCCTACGGTTCCCTTCAGGACCGTGAGGGCATTGCTCTCATGGGTTCCGAGCAGCAGGATGGAGGGAATATAGCTCTCGGCTTGTGAGCCGCTGTTAAACACGCTGCCGGTGAACTGAACGCTACCAAAGTCGAACTTCAGTCGTCCGCTGCCGCTACCATCGCCCAAACCGATGGACCAGTTAGTTGCTCCAACCTTCAGGTATTGCTCACGATACTCCAAGTAGCTTGTCGTACCGCTGCCGTTGTTCCTGGGCAGCCCGATCGTGCCTGTGTAGGATTGCTTGACCTGCAAGTTGGCCAGTGTCACAGCAGCCAAGGCATCCAGTCCCCACAGGACCGAACCAGCCGAGTTCTCGAACACCAGCGTGTCGCTGTTTACGGGCAAGGCACCGCCACTGTAGTTGGCAGGCGTCGAGGCAGCATTAGGCCCAGAAGAAACTGTAGTATGTACCAGGATGAATGTCTGGCTGTCGGCGGCATCACCATTGGCTTCGGTCGTAGTTATGGCAACGGTGAACGGCTTGCCTACTATCTTGGCTGTCAAGGTGAACGAGCCGCCCGTAGTATAGGCGGCCACAATCTCAAAGAACTCCGGTGCTTGGGTCTGTGTCAGAGCGTTCCAAGCCGTGACAATGTTGCCCGCCACGGTCGCTGCCGCTGTTGCTCCGGCCGTTACCGTGAGGGTCTTGTTGCCGACGGTCAGGTTGAACAGGTCGTCTGCTTCGATCGTTCCACCAACCGACAACGTATCGACTTGGGCTATTGCGGCGGCGTCGCCTCGCCATGTGATTGTGCTTGGCATGATAAACTATCCTAAGTGTGATATGACTCCGCTAGTGGCGTGTGGGAAAGCCCCCAGCGGCACATTAGCACTAAACTCAAACGACCAGTGTGTCACACGCTTGCCAAACAAGTCCGACGGCTCGTCGTAGACTATGTCTCGGCGGTCCGTGTGCTCCCACTGAGGCCATACTGGCTGTGGTGGTTGCCAATAGAATCCATAATCGTTCCTGTGTGCCGAGTCTGGTACGCAGGTGGCACTACCCGACTGCTTGCAATGACATACTGTTTGTTGTTGGAACATCTGCAACTGCGGCGGACCGTTCAGGCACTCTAAGAACCCCCAGGCAGGACCACCCGTACCGCGGAAACTCAGTGCCTCGTTCCAACTCAGCAGCACCGACTCGCCGATGTAAGCGAACTCGCCTTCTACAGCCAGCGTGTAACTGCGGAATGTACTGTTCTCTGCTCCCGACCCTCGTGGGAAGCTCGGTGGTGCGACGACTCGCGTGCCATTGATCGTGTCAGCCGACCGCATGATGTGGCTACTGCCGGCAAGGTAGATGTCCTGTCGGTCTACGCTGTAGGCGGCCATCAAGGCGGCGACCGCGGCGTTAACCGAAGCTGTGTCGGCGGCGTGCAGCCGGCCTTGGATGTTCCAACGCTCGCGGATTGCGTACATGCGACCAAGCTCGGAGACCAGCCCCTCGCGGCTGATCATTATCTCCGCGTCGCCCGCATCGTGTTGGAATCCACCGTAGACTAAGTTCATTATTCCGCCAGTGCCTTACTACCACGGTCACGTGTTGCAAAGTCCACCCGCATCCGCTCGATCGCCTCGACAAACCTACGTTCCTGGGTATCGAACAACTCCTTCAATACGTTGGCAAGCCTGTTGCTCATCGTGTCGGCTGACTTCACCGCAGCCTCGCGGGCCTTGCCCAGGTACTCCTCTTGCTGCTTGATCCGCTTCTCTTCGTCCGCAGCCTTGGCCTTCTCGGCTTCGACAGCCGACTTGCCTTTGCCCAGGAACTCTCGCAAACCGCTGTACTCGGGATGCCTAGCTTCGATCTGCTTCTCAAACTGCTCGGCCTGCTCTGGTGCCGCGTTGCGAGCCAGCAAGCCTAACTCCTTGTCGCTTGCACGGCCGGCCTGGGAGTGTTGCATTGCACGCATTAGCCTGCGACGCTCGTCAGGTTTGGACAGAGCCAGTTGCACAGTCAACGCCCTACCAGCCTTCTCTATCGCATCGGCATTGCGTAGGTGGGCCTCGTGCATCTCTTTCAACTTGCCGATGTAGGCTTCGGCGTTCTTGATGTCCCGCTGGGCTTGGGCCTCTTTGTCCGCCGCGATCTTCTCAGTGATCTCCTGCTGGCGCTTCAGGGCGTCCTCTGTCGCCACCTGGGCTGCCTTGGCCTCGGACTCCCGTCCACCAGCCACCTCGGCGATGCCTTTGGCACCCGTCTGGGCACCGGCAGCCTTCTCTTCAAGCCTAGCCTGTTCGGTTTGCTGGTTGTCTCGGTACCACGAAGCCATCCAACTGCCAGTACGATGAATCCAGTTCGTGCCCGTCACCCACTTGCTCTTGTTCTCCTCGGCACGCATCGCGGCACCCGTTGCACCGACTTGGCTCATTGCAGAGGCTTCGCGGAACCGCTTGGCCTCGGCTTCCGCCTCCTCCTGGGCCTTGCGCTTCGCTGCTACATCTTGGGCCGCCTTGGCAGCCTCTGCCTCGTACTTGGCGGTGAGACCTGTTCCAGTAGCACGGTCGGCAGCGATGGCCTCTTCGACCTTCCGGTAGCCGGCAACGCCAGGCTCACGGCGTCCACCACCTTCCATACTAGCCGACCAGCCGGACATCATGCTACCGATGTTCGGACCTCGCAACTCTCGTAGCCGCTCCTCGCGTCCCATACCACGCTGGAACACTCCCCGCTCGATACCAGCACGGCCTTCGCGTCGCTCACGCTCAACCTGTTGGATGCGGTCCTCGTTCCGCTCGCCCTCCTCCTGGGCCTTCAACCGCTCGTGGAATCCACCCTCCATCAACGAGGTCCGCCGCTCGGACAAAGCCGCATCGTTCTTTGCACCTGCGGTAGCAAAGTGGTAGAAGGCGGCGGGGATGCCTACGATAGCAGCACCTACACCCACGCCAGCCATTGCACCGCCACCGACCATACCACCCAGGCCGGCCAGTCCACGGGCTCCCAGTCCCATGGCACCGCCCATCAAACGCTGCATACCGCCTAGTCGGGCACCACCTTGGGCAGCGGCCGAAGCACCAGCAGAACCAGCCAAGTGGCTGTTGGCTATCGCATCGGCCTCGGCAGCAACGGCATCCTCAGCATGTGCTCGGGCAGCGTTGCCAGCGGCGGTTGCTGATGCTGTCTGGGCTGCCGCAGCAGCTGCTACCGCTGCTGTGTAAGCCGCGTAGGCGTGGTTCAGACCGTGGATGATATGCGTGGCGCCTTTGAGCACGTCATAGGCGCCCTGAATCATCATCAGGTTCTGCATCAGCTTTTGGGCTTGCTTCTCGTTGCTGCTAAACAGCAGAGCCAAGCCACGAGCTACGTGGATCGAGCCTAGCAGAATGCCTTGCCTCGATGCGGCAAGCCTAACAAGACTCTGGTTGAAGCTCTGCGATGTCTGCTGGGCCGTCCGCTCCAGCTTCATCTGCTCGTTGACGGCAGATTGCTGTGCCTTCGCGGCCGCACGAGCCTCGCGGGCTTCTACCTGGGCTGTCTCGCGGGCCATCCGCTGCCGCTCTTTGCTCGCGGCAGCGGCGGCCCGCAGCGCATCCTTGCGATCGCGCTCCTCCTCGGAAAGCTGTTGCTTCCGAGCACGATTCATCTCCGACTGCTCACGCTCGAAGTCGCGGATGCGTTCGCGGCGTAACTTTGCCTCTTGGTCAGCCGTCTGCTTCGTAGCCCGTTGTATCTCACCTTGAGCCGCTCTAGCTTTCTGTGCAACTTCACTGAAACCCGCATTGATGGATTGATCCATCGCGGTTTTCAGCAAAAATACAACTTCCCTAGAGGCAGTATTTCCCACGTTACGGTCTCTTCAGCAGTAACGAAGCTCGGCGGACACTACGGTCGTAGGTCGTGAGAGTTTCGTAGATGATTCCAAAGTTGCGTCGCATCACCTCGTCCGTCGGCCCCGGCGATGCCTGCTGCTCGTGGTAACGGGCCAGCGTCAGTCGGTTTCGTTGGCTGAGGTCGCTGGCTCGTCCGGCTTCGGGGCTTTTCTCTGCCGTGTGAGTACACTTCGGACATGTGAGGCAAGGGGTAAGCGAACCCGGCGGACGGGAGAGGGGCTCTCCAGTTTCGCGGTTGCGGATAAGCCGTCCGCTGTCGGGATCGAATACCCAGCACAGGCACGCATCACAAGTCCTCGCTGCTGTTTCGGGGTGAGTCAGTTGGAGCATCACCCCTAGTCTTAGTTTTTTTCGTCCGTAGCCTCACGGATCACGCCAAGTGTCTGACCTTCCTGGGCTGCTTCGGAAGCCAACCGCGATTCTTCCTCTTGCTGCTCCTCGGCCCATTGCGGGTCGATGTCCGTCGGCGTGTTGCCGAACACGATCCCAAACAGCTTCCAGAACAATTCCGGTGACAGCTTGCGGACCTCGGCCGTCGTGATCGGCAACGGGGCACCTTTGTCGTCCTTGGCGTCCCAACTGACAAGCCTACCCTTGACAATCTCAGCCCGCTTGCGGAAGTTGGCTGGATTGTTGGGCGTGTCAACCAGCAGTGCCAACGAGGCATTGAACGATGCCTGCATGTCGGCACTGACGGGGCGGTAAACGAACCGCATCGCCTCAACGATGCCATCCCGCTCGTCGATGAAGCCGGGCAGGCTATACCCATCGTTAGGCACGTAATTCCGTTGTTTCTGTGTCATCTCTCAAGTCCTCCCGAAGCTAAGGGTTCTACTAAGCAAACGAAACTTCATCGGTCGTATTGGCGGCCGAGTTGTTCACCTTTGTCGCGACCATGTTCAGATTCAGCATCAACTCCGTCTTGCCGGGGATGTCCGGTGCCTCGGCCGGCACCTGCAATCGGCCGAAGCTGAACGTCCCAGTGTTGGTCCCATTGTTCAAGGCCAGCGTACCGGCTGCACCGCCCACGGCTTGATCGTACAAGCCAATGTTGGTGTCGTTGTGCGGGTGGCTGGTCGTCAGCGACACGCTGCGGTCCAGCTCAACCACTTGGCTCAGAGTCAACGAGTTCAGGAACCGTTCACCGTCCAGGTGGTTGTCGATGATGAGCGTGAAGTTGTGCGTCTCACGGGCGGCCGATGCCAACGTCAGTATCATGTCGGCCAGGATGAACGGTATTGCACTGGCGGGCGTACTGACACTACCCGTGTTGGCCGTCTCCGTCTTGCCGACGATGTCCAGGCTACACGAGATAATCCCGCCCTGGGTGCCAGTGATCGTGGCTTTGCCGATCTTGCACCCGGCATAGGTGTCGGCACACACCTTGCGGTCAACCACGACACTGAAGTCTGTTAGGCTATCCGACGTGTTGCCACCGCTGCCAATAGCCAGGGCCATCAGGGCAACCAGTTCGGAGTAGCTGGGTTCGAGGTTGATTGTACCGGCAATGTGCTGCGGACCCTTTCGCACGTCTGTGTCGAAGTGGTTTCGCACGCCGCGGATACCGTTCCGCTGTAGCAGGGTTTCCTTCTTGCCCAGCGAGCAACTCAACACAGCCATGGCTGTGTTATTGATGCTCACCTTCGTGAGGGCACCAGGACTGTAAGCAGTAGTCATCGTCAGATTCCTTATGTAAGCCCGCGAATGCGGAAAGTGTGTTTGTGTATCTTTTCAACCATAGACAAAAATTCATCTTCGGAGTAATCCCTCTTCATCCAATTCACCCAAGGGGCTACCCATTGCAAGTTGTCAATACTGTTTGATCCGCCTCTGGCCCGCGATGTTTTGTGATCTAAGTGTGCTGTGGATATGTCTAATTGCTCTCCGCTATAAGGACACTTACCCTTCTGATTGTCAAACAGGTCAATCAGTTGCTCAAGGGTTATTCCTGTAATTCTCTTTTTCAGAGAGCATTTCCAACAAAGATGGTATCTCTTCCTGTCCTGGTCAACTGGCTTACGGCAGGTAACGCACAATCCCTTTTTAATGAGATCATTGCGTTCCTTCTTGATAGCCAGTCTACAACTATGACAAGTCGCATATTCATCTGCGGGTCCACCACATATAATACAGCGTCCATTTTCTCTGAGCTTGGATCGCCGATTTTTATGGTAGTCTTTACGGGCTACTCTAATACTATCCTGAGCATAGTATTGTTTACTCTTCAATCTACAAGCAGAGCATGTTGAACGGCCTTTAGATGGCTTACCACAAACAACACACTTCCCAGTTTTTCTAAGCCTGTCATATCGTTGTTTTGCAGATTCTCCCATCATCAACTCTTTCTACCGACTACGTGATGCCTCTAGGTTCTCTACAGGTAAACTTCAACAATACGGCCGAAGCTAGTACGTTGTGACCCCAAGCAATCGGTATCACGCTCTCGGCCGGCTCGACGTGACCAATAATGACTTCATCAACACCCGGCAGTCGTTGGTTGTGGAAAGCGTGCATGACTTTCTCTTGCCATAGGCTCATGATGTCCAAGTTGATCTGCAACGTCGGCTCTTCGTTGTCCGCCATGACCATCGTAACTAGGCATGGTCGTTGGTAGTCGTCGCGGTCTGTCACGCCGGCTGTCGGTGATGCCATTACCCGCTGGGGTGTTAGGATGATGCAGGGCAGCGGCAGCGGACTGTCTGGCCGCCTGTAGACACGTTCCAGTGGCAGCTTCTTCACAACTATCGACGATAGTTGCAGTGGAAGGTCTGCCCCACCAGCAAGGTCGTTGACAGCGGGCCAACTAATCTCTTGCAGTCTGGCCTGTACAGCGTACAAGCATCGGTAATGCACGGCTCCGGTGGTTATCAAGGCTGGCGGTAGTGCGGCAACTGGCCGTTCGATCCATAGTCCAATACCTATCATGGTATCGCCGCCGTGACGGCACGGGTGCCAGTTGCCGGGTTGTAGGTCACGCTCAAGGCTGTAGTCGTCCCATCCTGTCGCTTGAACACCGCCGTGTAGGTTCCATCACCGTTGTCGGTCACTGTCACCTTACCTGCGGCAGTCGCTAGCACGGCAGCCAGCACCTTCTCGGGGTCAAGCCCGTCGATGGAAGGCAACGTGGTAGGAGCCAAACGATTCTCGATAGAGAACTCAGCCAAGACGGTATTGATCGTTGCCGGACCAAAGCCTAGGACACCCGGGATCACGGCTCCAATTAGGACTACGCTGTAGTTGTGGCCTGTTGCGTAGAAGTCGTCGGTTGTCTCGATCTTGACTAGGTTCACACCGTCCACGCCGTCGAAGCTGGGCGTGTAGGTCACGCCTGCGGCAGTCTCCGTTGTGCCATTATCCTTGTAGACGTACACGTCGCCGGGCGTAGTTGGTGCAACCGGCACACCGTTGGGGTTCTCTGCTGGGAACAGGAACGTCAGGGTTTGGCCCGAAGCGATGTTGCCTAATTGTTGTGACATGATCCGTTTACTCCGGGTCGTAAACCACTTCCGTCCGGTTGCCGTTTGCGTCGAACGTCATCTTCATGCGGTCCGTGACGCTTCCAGGCTGTATACAAACCCCGCTCGTCGTCCCAGGACAGGAACTGCTCCCGTCGGAACTCATCGAGCAGCGGATTGCCTACGGCCCGTACCATTACAGCAACTCCTTGATACAATGGTCTGCAATCAACTCGGCACAGGCATCCATCGTGTTCTCGCCGATGCCGAGGAACTCACGTTGCGGAATGTTTCGTTCGGGGAAGCCGTAGTTGTGGACACCAGCCCCCGGTATGCCACCAATCCCACCATCCTTGTCTACACCCACCACTAACGCGTTGCCCTCGATGCGGCTGACATGTCCACCAGCCTGACCCGTCGCAGCACCGAACAAGCTGCCGGCACCCTCTGTTCTAGTCTCGACCAGCAGCGGATGTCCGTCGCCAATCTCCTTCCTGTCGGGCCAAGCCAACCCGTCGGGCGATTCCTGACGGGCGAAGTTCTCGATGATGTTCTCGATGACCAACGGTTCGCACGCCTGTAGCATCTCCGGTACGTCCTGGTCGAACCGGCTGGCAAGCACCTCCATCTCGGCAGCGAATTCTTCGGCGCTTTGACTACGCATACTACACCTGTTTCCGTGACACCACTTCTAGGCATACCACAGTGTCACCGAACGATGATAGCACATCGCTAAGCACCGTCCACTTGGTTCCATCGGTAGTAGTTATTGTGTCGCCGCGGTTCACGCCGGCACCTAACAATGACTTGCAACCCAGAGCAAAAACTTGATCGGTAGGCTCATATCCTAAACTGCCACCCAGCGTTGCTTCTCGATAGTTAAGATTGCGATTCCTGGCTTTGACATTACTAACAACTACCCCTGTCACAGCGTTGGTTATTGAGACGAGTTGTAGGTCGTCTCGCAACTCGAAGTCGTCGAGTAAACCTTGTGAATAATCCATTAGGCGGGTCTCCCTTCAAGGGGAACTTCCCAGGGGCCTTGCAGCACGTCGATCTGGGAGTTGATCTCTTTCAACTCGTCATACAAGCCACGCTTGTATCCCACGTGGTCCACGACACCCATACCACCACCGTTGATATTGGGCCGTCCACCGGCTGTAGAAGAGGTTAGAGCAGCCAACTCCGCCAGGATGGCGGATTTTCTGGTCTGGAGATTTTCGAGGTCACTCGCCATTGCCGGTTTGATCCTTTACTTGGCGCCGCCGTTTTGGTTCAACCGGGTCCCAACCCGTGGGTTGCACTTTTATAGCACAACCCACGGCAGGCCGGCAAAACAAAACCTACAGCGTCGGCCTGGCGGACTTCCGCGACCGCATCGTACCGGCTGATTGGCCGAGGGTCTCTTCGACGATTTCCTCGGCCAACGTGGGCTTCTCCTTCTCTACGACTACTTGACCAGCGGCAACGGGCTGTCCGCCCTGCACGGCCGCCAGTGCCTTGGCTACGCCCTCGGCGATGCCTGCGGACAACATGCTGGCCATGCGGCTCAACACCTTGTCCTCTTGGGCCTGCTGGAACTTACCAGCCTCGCTGATGGGCATGTCGGGTGCGACGTAAGGCGGTTCGTCCGTCTCGACAATGTCGTACTCGTGAGTCGTCGACTTGATGCCAAGCATCCGGTTGTAGATGGCCTTAGCCTCTGCAAACCGTCCGTCAAGGTTGACGGCTCGTAACTTCGTGCCGTCGATTACACGTGCCGCTGCCCGGCGCATCGCCTCCGGGGCACCTGGATGGATCAGTGTTACTCTGATGTTACTCATGTCTATTGCTCTCCCGAAGCTATTGAGTTTGAGTTGTGAAAAACCTCCCGCCGGCCCTTACCACAGCGGTCGAGCACCGGTCGCTGGCGGTTTCACCAACGGCCGGCGGGAGGTTGAAGGTAAACCTACCAGTTGGCCGTCGTAGCGGCAAAGCCCTGGTTGCGGATCACATACCGCGGCTCGCGGATGGCCGGTATGCCCATCTCGTCGATGAACATGCTGAACACCAGTCCTCGGTCGGCCATCTCGTACGAGGTCGGAGCCGCACGAGTGATCGTGAGCGGCAGATTCTCGACGTAGACAAACGCCTTCTTGAAGTTGCCAGCCAGCCAGATACCACTGGCATAGGCAGCCTTCTGAGCGGCGGACCAGCTATAGCTGTTCTGGGTGTTGATCTTTTCGATCAACCCGTCCGTCACGCTGTCGCTGGCCGCATCGACCAGTCGCTTGTAAGCGTACTGGCTGACGAGCGGGGTGTTCCACTGGCCGCTGATCGGGTTCTTCCCGTATCCCAACGGCTGACCAACCGTAGTCGTCGAAGCGGCGGCGCCTTGGCGGACTTGGGTGTCGCTGAGGATTTTGTCCATCAACGCCCGGCGTCCAGGCATGACCAACAGGTCGCGGGCATCGACGCTGATCGGCTGTCCGGTCTCTTGATCGACCATCTTGCTGAACAGCACGTAGTCCGTGTCTAAGCAGGTCCAGTCGGTCAAGTCGTTGTTGACGACGTTGACCCAATTCCCGCCGCTGGCGACGTAGGTGTAGTACGAGGTGCCGTCGTAGGTGTAGGAATTGCTGATCCCCAGCACCACGTCCAGCATCAGGTACTCTTTCCGCAAAGCCAGCGTTTGGCTGACAAGCTCGGCGTGTTCCATGACCTGACGAGTCAGGTCGAACATCACCGCCTCGCGGGTCACGTCGACGGCGTTCGCCCGATTCTTGGTAATCGGGGTGGTCACGTACCGTTCCGTCAACTGGGCGCGCGGGTGTTGCTGCCCAGGCTTACGCTCCTGGGCGGCGTCGGCCGGCGTCGAGACACCGATGAACTTCTCCTGAACCTTGTTCGAGGGGATGTTTGTTGCCAACTGCGGAGCAATGAACTCGGGCCGGTTGTAGGCTTCGAGAATCTTGACCTCCAACAGGCCGGCAACTGTCTCGTTGAAGGCCGTGGTTTCGGCGAAGTTACCGGGGACGATGTCGTTGCCGGCTTCGAGGACATCGCCTTCCAGCTCCACTATCTTGGGAGCCGGGCAGCTCAAGCGACGCTCGATGTTCTGCTCTCCGAAGATTGCAGTGGCGAGCGCTTTGAGCGACACGCTGTCGGGCCGGATCGTCTGACTCTCCAGAACCGGTCGGCCCTCGGCGTCACGATACTTGATGCCCTTCGCATTGCGAAGACCAAGCAAGCTGTGCATCGAGCGAACGAAACCGACCGGGCCCCGGTCGGCGTACATCCGTCGTGCGTAGTCGATGGAAAACGCCATTGTTAGGTCTCACTTTCGAGAAACGGGTTGAAACGTAGTTGTCACAAAAAACTCTCTGCCACGAATAACCAGGCGGCCCGGCACTGACGTGCGGTGGCCGTTAGTTGGCCGGACCACCTGGCGCTTCGGGGCGCTGCGGCATCCGGCCTATGCTACTCCCTTGATGATCCCCACGGTGACCAAGTCGGCACGCAGCCGGTTGACCAACGTGTTCACGGCGGCAATGTCCACGGCGGCAGCATTGATCTGCGTGTTCAAAGCCAGCACGTCAACACGCAAAGCATTGTGTTGAGCGATGGCGGTATTGAACAAGCCGGGGGCGTCGAACCCGTAGCCAGTGTTTTGCACTGGAGCGTTCGTTGCCAAGGCTGAACCTACCGTGGCGTTCATCGCGGCAATTGTTGCGGTAACAGCGTTCTGGGCATTGCTGGCCTGTTGGATCACAGGCGACGCGTTCCAGAAGCCAATCTTCTGGCCAGTGGCCGTACCGATCTTCGTGCCGGTCGTGGTGTTCGTCGCAATGTTGGCTCCGTCGTCCATCGTCATCCCGGCAGCGTTCGTCGCACTGACGGTGGGCATGTACTTGGGCAACACGCGACTGATCAAGCAAACCGTGACCGTAGTCACTGCACCGCCGCTGTCCTTCAGGATGAACCCGATGGCATCGGCAGCCGTGGTGGTTTTCTTGACCTTGCTGTTGCTCAACTGCGTGCCGTTCGCCAGCTCGCACGCGGCAACCAAGTCTCCCTGGTAGTACGTACCGCTGTCGATCGTCATCGGGCCGACGTACTGGCGATCCACGAGGATACCCCGGTCGCTCTGCGTCTGGCTGGCGGTGCGAGCTTCTTTCGCAACGCCGAGGAATCGCGGGCCAAAGTACGCTTGGTTTGCCGCCTCGCTGCTCTGGTCCGTCTGGGACGTGGCCGGGTAAGCCTTTCCCTGCGACAACAGTGCTGACGTGTCGCTCCACATCAGGTCGTTGATCGCAACGGCAAGAGAACCAGCGAACGGGCACTCCACGCGGTCCGCATCGGGCCAATAAGTAGAAGGCATCGTTCAGTCTCACTTTCCTACAAGAGGTCAACTCTTTGGCAAGCCCAGCGAGGTGCCAGGCTTTAGCCATCGGAGCACGTCAACCAAGCTGTTAGCGTGCTCCGGCCATCAGCAACATCGCATCGTCCTTCAACTGCTCGGCTGTCGGGAACGGCAGCGTCGCAGCTTTCTCGTCCTTGTCCTTGAACGACTCCAACACGGAGCTGCTCTTGGGCTTGACCTTCTGCTCGGTCGTGGCGCCAATCTTGGGCCAGCTCTCGGCCAACGCCGAACGGTCCTCGGCCGGCAAAGCCAACAGGGCCTTGATGCGGATCGAGGTCGGATGCACCTTGGCCGACTCAAGCACGTCAAGGGCCTGCTCGTAATCGGGCTTGACCTTCTGCTCGGTCGTAGTCTCGGTCTTCTCCACAGTCTTTTCCTCCTTGACGGATTCCTCGGTCGACTTCTCTTCGCCCGCGGTCTCCGAACCTTCGGTCGTGGTCTCAGACGACACGCTATCTCCAGGGCCGCCGGAGAGGGCGTCGATGACCGTGTCGATCTTCTTCTTCAGTTCAGCAAGCAGCGGCTTGCGACCAGCCTTGTCGGCAGCCTTGATCTCAGGCAGATACTGCTTGAGCAAAGCATCCAGCGCCTCATCGACAGGATCGTTCTCGATGGCGGCCTCGCCACCCATATCTTCGGGAACCACATCGCTGTCGGCCATACCCTGTGTGTGAGGGTCGTTCATTGTTTGGTCCTCAGACTCAAAGATTGAAGATGTGGTTGCCGGATCGGCCACAAGGTCGACGGACCGCACCCGTGTGATGCTTTCGTGCATAATTCCACCCTGACCATCAGGCACCTGGATAGTCTTGGCATTCTGCGAGAAGCCAAGTGCTTCAGGCATCCGCTCAGCCGACTCGCAGACCATATCAGCCAGCGGATGACTCTTGAGGTAGTGCAGGTCGGCATAAGCGCCATCAGCACCGATCACTACGTTGTGATACACGCCAAACCTGTCACCTACCAGACGATCCTTACCAGGACTGGCCCGGTCAGGATGATTGATATTGCACTTCGTTCCCTCGTACATGTCACGGGCTGCCTCAAGACAGGTGGTTGTGTAGCGGCCACCGTTCTTAGATTCCAGGCCGCAGAGATGTACACCAAAGATGATACCTTTCTCCTTGTCCACGCGGCAAGGCTTGTCCTGCCGCATGAACTCCAGTACGTCCCGCTCAACTCTACGGGTCTGCAACCAAGGCTTATCTTCTATCCCGCCATGCTTGTTGACAGACTCTTGGGCGTTCTTGGCCTTAGCAGTCTTGCCGGCCTTTGTCTTGGCTTTCGCTACGGGCGACTTGCTGCCTTTGACATGTTCGGGCAGCTTCTTGCCCTCCGGCGTCACCTCCTCGAATTCCTTTGGCATAGTTCTCTCCTCACCCAAAGAAAACACCCCTCAACCCTCCTAATTAGGATTGAGGGGTGTTCGCTGTGAAGCATCCCGCCGGCCAGCGGAACTCTTCGGGTCAATCTTGATTATACTCTATTCTCCAAAAACCTCAAACACAAAGTTATGGGCGAATTAGCTGGGATGAATCTAGCGTTTCCGCTTCTCCTTCCACAATAGCTACTGCACCCATAAGACGCTGAGTAGCCGTACAAAACACCAGCTTGCCGCTGACATCCACAATCTGCTTAGCCTGATCCTCATTGCTTTCCACAAATAGGCTGGCGTTTGATTGTCGGAACCAATTGCCCTTCCTGATTCCATGGCTACATGGATCTGTGTCCCGCTCTTTAGCAGTGCTTGCAGGATGCATCACCAGCTCGCTGTATTTCACTCCCCAACGATCCAGCCAGTCCTCCGTCACCTCGCGGTACTTCTCCAAACGACTTGTTACGATAGCCCGGACTGGAACTAGCCTGGGTAGATAGAGAGGGGCGACTTTAAGGAAATGCTCTCGCCACCAATCTTCGTTTTCGTCCTCGAAGTCTACGGAGGGGTTTTCACAGATGACGCCATCTAAATCGACCGCAAACGATTGGACACTAAAGGTATTGAGAAACTCTGTCTCCTGTACCTGCATAGGACTGATAGGAGAAGCCCAGTAGTCCACGCCTGGATTCTTCACGTCGGTTACGTAGACAGAGGCAGACAGAAACTGCTCATGCGGACAGTACTCCTTTAGATAGTTAAGCTGATTCTGCATTGTACTACCCGTGCCCACACCATCATCTACAACCAAGATAGGACCGGCTACTGCGTACAACGGAGTACGATCCCCAGGCTCAAAAAAACCATAGGAGGCAAACGTATCAACCTCTCCTAAAGGCAGATGCAATCTTGCGGCTAGAATTGACGCAGGTATCATTCCCTTACGGGCAACTCCCAGGATACCAGACAGATTCGATGGTAATTGACGGGCTAATGCTAAGGTCTGCCTCGTCAAGTCCTCGAAGGTCACCATTTGATAGTGATCTACAAACCTCGGCCTGCCCTTTTCGTCTACTCGGCTACAAAACACAGCATCTTCGACAGCCATGCGGCGGCGTACCTCCTCGACCGTGCCTGGTTCCCTCCGTAGGAAGGCATCACGGTTGATAACGACGGCTCCACCTTCCACGCGGTCGTAGACCATGATAGAGTTGTGCAGGAATACCGCATCAGGTGCCTGTATGGCACTCTTGAGCATCGCCTCTACAACCGAGTTTCTACGGAATCCACGTTGCTCCATCCGCTCTTCAACCCAATCATTAGGTTGGCAGTTCACGTGCCCGTGGCCCGGCTGTCCCGGTACGGCCCAACTAATTATCACCTGTCGTCGAGCAGCATTGCAGAGGTTGTCCAAAAACACATCAGCATACTGGGCTGGTATGTGCTCTCCCACTTCGATGCTCAAGGCGACATCGAACCGCTGGAGCCGCGATTGTGGTTCGGTCAGATCAAGCTGGAAGAATTGATCCCCCTGTTCCTTCACCTTCGGGTTGCCATCGTAGCCGATAACCTCGACACCGGCACGTTGCAGGGCGTTCACGTACCAGCCACGACCGCAGCCTAGGTCGACGATGTTCGAGTTGGTTTCCTGACACAGTCGAACGAGGGCCTGCTCCAACTCGGGAGAGTGCCAAGCACCGTCCGGCAAGTTGTCGAGCCAGTAGCCGCGCTCGTGGATTGGCAGGTTAGCCCGGTTCGTAGCCGCACGTCCGCCCGCCTGATCCTGCAACCAATCACCCCAGGGCATAGCCGAGCTAAAGGGCAGTTGGCCATAATGCTTCACCTTGACCTTCCTTGTGCAGAACAGTCTTGCTCCGAATCCATGCAGGATGCGGCTCAGCATCCAGTCCTCGGTCTCCGTCTGTGCTTGCCACCCGTCGCCTGGCACGAACACGATCCGGTTGCGGATGTCGAAGTGGGGTGCCAGTTCACCGCGGTCGCCCACACGATCCCAGTACTCCGGCCGGAGGTCGATCAACATGCAACCTGTGTTCAACAGCAGATGGTAGCCCAACTGGGCGGCCTGGTCGCCGAGGTCGTCGATCGAGAAAGTCTCGGGCAGCTCGTGCAACTCGTGCATCGTGATCCTAGCCCACGGGTTCCAGCGGTCCTGGTGGCCGATGGCTGTACTAGTTGTCCCGTGGCAGTCTTTGATGGGCGAGGCGGCAGCAATCCAGTGGGCGTTGGTGGCCTGCATCTCGTCCCACAGGGTGTCAAGCCAGAAGGGGTCCGGCTGGATGTCGCTGTGTAGCATCGCAAAGTGGGTGCACAGGCCCTTGGCTTTCAGGTTCAACGCAAAGCAGAGTGCTCGGTTGAAGCCCATAGCCAAGTTGCTCGTTGGCGTTGGGTCCAGTCGCATAATCGCTGCACCGCTGGCCACCAATGTCTTCGACATCTCAGCGAAGTATGCCTTTGCGGCCATCGGGTTCACGTCCCCGCCGCATGGCATACAAGCCACGATGCTGACCTTTGGTAGTTCTACTGTAACGTCCGCAATCTTATCTGCCATCACAATTCTCCCGAAGCTAAGGGTTACTCTAACATACCCATCTGGTAGTCTAGTTCACAGCGGCAGTTGACGTGGAGCGGTGGACCGGCTGGTGCCTCCAAGCTCCACACGTCCTGAGGCTGTCCGTTCAGCGGGGCACATTCCTCGCAGACCAGTTCATCTTCCGCAGTCTGCCAGATGGCCTCGTTGCCGGTCATCAAGCCAAGTCCTATGGCGGTACTCACCACACCGAACTCGCCTGCTGTTATCGAGCGGGTTGTCTCGGTAATGGCAATCCTGTCGGCACGTGCCTCGTCGAACTGGTCGCCGAGGTCGATCTCTTCACCAGCAGCCTGCTGCTCTTGCAGTTTGCCCTGGGTGTTCGCAACGATCAAGGCAGCCAACTCGCTGCTGTACTTGTCAGCCCAGTCGGTAGCCTTGGCGTCCAAGCCCGTACCGCCTTGCTCCAGGTCCGCGTCGGACAAGTCCAACTCTAGTTGGTCGCGTAGTTGCTCGAATGAGGCTCGGTAAGTATCAGCCAGGTGCCGGCCCAAGATAGCCTCTAATTCTCCCTGCAACACAGCCCAGTCGATCTGCGTCGCATCGTCGTAGTCCTGGAATAGCAACAGCAGTGCCGCCGCTAGTTCGGCTTCTCGACGGTTGCGGTCGTCCAGTCCTGGCATCACCACATCTCCAACTAGTTACCAACAATCTCGTCAGCCTTGCGATTCATCTCTTGCACGGCTACGTTGACCTTGTGGCGGTAGCTCGCGTCATCATCCGACTGCTCCGTCGCCGCTAACCGAATATTTGGTGCTGGAGACATGGCCATATAGCGTTTATGATATGGCTCATATCTAGCCAACTGATCTGGTTCCAACTCCAGTGGAATATAACCATCCATGATCACAACTCCCAAAGACACAATCACCAGTAGTAAGTAGTAGAATCAACGCGATCATGGATATGTCCCCCACCGGCTTCCTGAAGCTGAAGCCAAAGACTCGAAGGTGCCGGTACTACGCTTCGCTTTGGACCTACGGCCTGACCTACTATACAAAGTTCGGCCTTCCTTAGCGGCTTCTTGTACTTCACCTTCCGGGGACAATCCTTTCGACTTGCTCATACCACTAGCACCAACCGCTTTCGCAGCACTGATTGGGTCCTGTCGCGGCTTCGCGCCTTGGCGGACCTGATCATCATAATCCAACTGCTCACGAGACGCCAACTCCACTGGAGACATAATACCAGCGTCCAATAGCAGGATATTCTTCTGTGTCTCCTTCATCCGATCCCTCACGTCCACCTGCGGACCTGTGAGAAGGATTTCAACCGCGGCCCGGATGTCCTTCCATGAATAGCCGGGTAGCCTACCGGCCTTCCAATTGAAGTATACCACCTTCCAGTACACGGCGGTCCACAGGTTGGCATGCCAACCCTGGCGGGTCTCGACCTCTTTGACGAACGGGCTGCCAGCCTCGAGGATACTCGCGTAGTTGTTGTTCTGGGCACTGCCTGTGATCATGTGCTCCGGCATCGACCATATCTGGCTGATGCTCCGTAGCATAGCCTCAAAGATGTTGACCAAGCCTGCTGCCATCGACTGCTGGACCCACGGCGGTGGCACAAACTTCTGATTAGCTCCAAGGTACAACGTACTGCCTGGTTGGTAGGTCTGCTGGTAAGAGGTCCTGGTCCCGCCGTTCTGCGTTGCTGTCCTCGTCTGCCAGTCGGCTGTCGCCATCGTAGCACTGCTAACCTGCGACTGCGTCGTGCCGGGTGCCATTTCTCTGATCCACGCAATCGCGGCTTGCAACGCACCAGCATGGGTCAGGTTGCGGATCATCTTCCTAGCCAACTCCACGTCACCCGTGACAGGCCAGAAGTCGCTCACGCCACGTTTGATGACCCTGTCGGTGTTCGACTTGCGGAACTCGAGCCACGTGTTGACTCCACCGGCAGGCGGGTAGCAGGGGTTGTTCCCACCAGGCAAGTAATCCCAGTTGGACGGGTCGCCATCCCATTGGACGTAGTAGCCATGCTTGTTGCACACGTCACCCTTGGTCGTATGGATGCCGAATGACCAGTTGCTCTCGAATGGCAGTCCGCATTCCTCGCCTTCGAGGCCCATGGCGTGCTCGGTACGCAGCCACTCTTCTAGGTCGCCTTTGTTCGTTGGCTCGCTGATCTGATCAGGCTCAACGGTCCGCAGGTCCACGCGGCCTTCTCCGCGGTGCCACAGTCCCAGTGCAACCTCGCCGTCGCGGATGTCGCGGATGATGGCTTCCTGGTCCATGTTGCCCGTGATCTGGTTGAGTACATCAAACTCATCCAGAATGGTTTCAATTGCGCTGGTGAGGCTCTTTGGTGCCTCCCGCTTGGAGACCACCTTCCGAGTGAAACCCTTACTGACGGTGTAATTGCGGAGTTTGTTGAGAATCCCAAAGCAAGTCTTGTTGTAGGCTGCGAGCAGTCTGACAGTCCCACGGATAGCAGCCAGCTCTGGCTCGCTAACCCAGTAGGGCCAGTTGCGGCCGTCCTGGCGGTCTGTCTTTGTAGTGAAGGTCGCCGCGTAGGCTTGGTAGCCGTAGTTGTCGCGGCGATAGTCCATCACATCAACATAGTCCTCCGGGGCGTACAAGCCTTCCAGGATCTCCTGGTCGCCGGCACTGCCAAAGTTACGGCGTGAGGCATCGAGGGCCAAGGCACGGTCCAATTGTTTGATCTGGGCTTCCTGCAGGCGGATGTCCATAGAAAGTTGATTGGCCCGGAACTTCCGCTCCAGTTCGTCGATAGGAGTGGCAGACTCTAGTGTGTCGTTAGCCATAGATTTTCTCCCTCACCGCTATTTATAGCAGCATTCCTCGGGTAACACCCGCCGCTTCTGAATCTTCCATAGGCACCCCGTCCACACCACGCTGGAACACATCCCGCATCAATCGCACGGCGAGCTCTAATGCATCCGGGCCATCGTCATACTTGCAGGTTGGAAAGCCGCGCAGCTGCTCCACTAGCAATCTTGTTCCCGGCGTGTCCCTAAAGCGAAACTCCTTCCGGGCTAGGTAAGGCGTGAGCGTAGCCCTTATCCTAACCATTTTGTTTTCCCAATTAGCGAGGGGCCAGATCGGTAAGCTCATTCCACTCGCCTTACTCTGCTCGTAGAGTTGATCGGCGAGCAAAACCTGCCACATGTTGCTTTCTATCCCTACTGCTTCTGGCTTAAACCAACAGGCCGTGTCCAACATATCTCCTACAATCTGCACTCGATCCCGCCGCTGTAGGTTGCCTTCAATCCACATTACGCCTTCCCGATCAAGGCCCATAAGCACATGGGCTTGATAATCACTCTTATCAGTCTTGCCCAACGATGGATCACAAGTCTGGATCCGATGTACAAGTTCGCAAGGCCAATCCTTGAACCACATGCTATCGGGGAAGTAATCAGCCTGGAATTCAGCATCCATGACCTCCGGCGGATTCTGCTGATACAATGCCTCCCACATCCATTCATAACCGCTAGCCTTGTATTTGTTCCGAACCGTCTCCAACCACTCCTTAGAAAACCGCTCTGGCCATAAGGCTTCACCCGGCGATCTGCCTAAAGGGTCGTTCTCCTCGGCCAGAGCGGGAAGTCTGAGCCGGCACCATTTCTCTCCTCCATTGGCCATATCCTCCATTAGGCGTCCGATCAAGTCTTTGCGATGCCAACGGGTAGCAATAATCACAACCCAAGCATTCGGAGCGAGACGCGTAGAAGCAGTGGACAAGTACCAACGGTAAATCTTCTCCCGGTAGGTCTCGCTCAACGCCTCTTCCATGTTTTTTAAGTAGTCATCAATCAATAGACCGTTCGCTCCACGGCCCATGATACTACCGCCTACTCCCGCGGCCCGTACTGCTCCTCCGCCATCCATCTGCCAGCGATGTCGGGCACGTACATCCCGACGCACAGATCGTCCAAAGACGGTTGGACCGTATTCTACAACCAAGTCTAGTGCTGCTTGGGAGAAGTCCATTACTAAGTCGTCCGTGGCCGAGGTTAGAATCAAGTCTCTGCTAGGGTACAAGCCCGCATGCCAAGCGGGGAAATACTTGCTATCCAATTCGCTCTTACCATGCCGCGGCGGCATCTCCACAAACAGCCGTTTAATCGGCTTGTCCATTTCCGCTTCCGTCAAGCCGATAACGGGGCCTAGCCATCGCTGCTGCGGCAAGAGCGGGTTTCCCGTTGCCATTCGCTCCAATAGGGTATCCAACAAGATCAAGTGGCGGGCTGGCTTCCAAAGTCCGTTGCTGGTCCATGCCGCCAAAAAGGCCGGGGATAATGCTGCCTTCCAATAATCGTTGCCGCTCATATTCAATGTAGCTTCCATTGTTCTCGACTGCCTTTTGTAGTTGGATCGCGGCTACAGCGATCTGGCCTTTCACATCAATTCTATCCGGCTCATCCAATCCCAACATCTTGCGGCGATCTTCAACACACTTTCTGACTATCTCAAGGAAGCGCGGATCGCCAGCTTGTCCCTCTGTCACTTCTGTTATGTCTTCAAGTCCGTCTGGATCGGTCTTGTTAATGATCTTGCTTGCAGGCCGTCTACTGAACTCCCATCCCTTCCAAGCATTCTCTTCAATCTTGTCAATCTTCTTGAGTTGCTCATCCTTAGCAGTATTGAAGAACGCTACGGTCTCTGTTCTCCATTGTTGTCTAATAACTCTGAGGTCTGATATTACAGTCATTGGAGCACAACCAAGTTCACGTGCAATACGAGCCTGGTTAGTAACTCCTCTCATGAGCATGGCTGCAATTTGTTGTCTTCTTGATTCCTTTCTCAATTCAGCGGGTGTTTGGAACAACTTTGGCATGGTATGTCTATTTTACATAGATGTATGTCTTTGATGCATGTGCTTATGACAAGATTGTTCTATGCCGCTTGATAGTAGTTGCTATTGGGGATTGTTCGAGGGGGGGGCAGGTGGCTAGTTCATCGTTGAGTCTCTTCAACAGTCGCAAGTGCTTCCAGCGTTCTCGCTCTCCGTTGACCAACTCGATCTTTGGCTACGGGTAGCATGACAGTCTAGTGGTTGCGGATCGTTATGCCTAAGCGTTTCATTGCAGCCAGGGCAATGGCTTCTGCTTCGGAGGCAATCTGGTCCTCGATACTCGGTTGCTGCTGTTGATCCTGGAGCATGGGGTCGCTGAGCGTCTCGCGGTCCAGGAACTTGGCAGCGCAGATCGGTATGAGTTGGAAATAGATACTGCGATAGGTTGCCAGTATCATCTGCTCTTCGCTGGGCTGCTGTCCGATCAACGGTACGGCTGGGCCCATTATTGGAGGACGGTTCATCGCTTTCACCTCATTCCTTTTCTGGTTTTAGTACAAACCCACTATGCCAATGGCTGAGGTACCATTGAGCCACACGCGGCTCACGATGACCTTCCACACGACACCGGCAATCAACATAGGCAGGGTTACGACACTGCCATCGAGCATTGTTACCTTGACGTTGCCCGGAGCACTGACGACCAACGCCCGCACGTACTCCGGCGTTAGCGGAGCTGTGTCAGAGGGCGTGATGCTGACAGCTCCGATATACTCATCGGAGACTCGTTGGACGGTTCCGCCAATCGGCGAATCCATAACTGATGTAGGTGGGTATCCCATTCCTGCTGAACTCCTTCCTGAGTTTGTTACCTGTCTTTTGCCTCTTGCCGTCGCTGGTCGATGATGTGCTTGCCCACACGATCCGCCATCCTATCAACAAACGCTTCTTGGTGGGTCGGATCAAGCAAGCAGGGCTTTGCACTTAGTGCCAATGTCAAGACATCTACAGCACCCAACACCCTAGTAGCCATAGCACTCGTATCGTTCACAACCTTCAATAGCGTTGTTTGGGCGAATGTCCTCAAACCGCGAAAGGTTGTGGGTCCGAAGGTTAGTTTCATTCCGGGTCATACTCTACGTTGGTCCGGTTTCCCGCCGCGTCTGCCACGACGCGCACGCGATTGGTCAACCCGTCAAGCCCCTTGAATGTTTCCTGGCCGGTCCCGGCGCCATCAACCACCCCCACAGCGATCGCGGCAATATACCGCAGGGCTTGTCTCAGACTCTTGCCGTCGATCGCATTCGTCATATCCAGGAATGCATCGGGCACGGAAGATAGTCCCGACGCCGTGGCCAGCGCTGCAACCATCTGAGCCAGACTTAGTATGGCCTCTCCCAACGGCATCGCCGTTACCGGGCTCGATACGTCAATCCGTCCGTAAGCGTAGAGTGCGGCCGGCCCTTGTTCACCGCCAGAATAGATGATCTCGAATGCTTGATCCGGGCCAGAATTGTAGACGCTTTCAATGTGACCGACTCGCTCGGCGGTGATGGTCTTTGCCAGCGTGAAGTCCAAGCAGTTCGTCGTATGGTACTCATTCAACGGCCCGCCTCGAACGGCTCCTCCTTCACCGACGAATACAGAAAATGCTGTATCGGGATTCGCTACGGAGCGATTGCCGAACGCCACCGGAGTCCACATATTGATCGGCACGGTCGGGCTCGGCGTGGAGATTTCATTGGAAACCCAAGTCGAGCCGTTGTAGTGCATGAACCACGTCGAGAAGCCGCTGTTGAACACGATCATCGGGTGGCCGCTCGACTTGAACGCCATAGCGCCGTCGGCCGGATTGCAATTAAGTTCAGAGGCGGAGTCAAAAATCTTCTCGCCGGTATCTTCGGAGATCGGAAGCGAGTAGGGCGTGCCGCCCGATGTCGTCCAGGTGGACCAATCTACGGACTTGGCATAGAAGACGTTGTTTCGCCCGCCAGACCAACCCTCATCATAAAAATCACCCGAGAAAATGATGTGGGCGACGCCGTGAACCGAATCGAAGAACAGCTTGCCGTATGCCTCGTTTACGATCTGAGTGGCGGAAGATAGAGTCGTCCCGTCCCAAGTGAAGTGAACCAGGTAGAAGTTCGGGGAAGCCGATGAGTCGCGCGTCAGGACGTGTACCTTTTCATCGCGCGAATCGTAATACGCTTGCGAATAAGTGTAGGACGCTCCGATGGTTCCGTGCAACGCCATCGAGGTGATGTCGTGCGCGTTTGCCGACAGCCACATTTGCAACGGAGAATCGTGCGCGCCGCCGAAGATGACGATCCGATTGTTCACGTCCAAGGCGATACACGGGCAACCGTGCGAATCGCCGTCGTACTCTAAATGCGGCGAGTGAATCGGTATCACTTGCGAGCGAGCCTGCCGGGCGTGATCCCAATAGGCGAGGTAGTACGTGCAACCACTCGCCGCGTCGGTCTGAGCGCCCTCCCACACGTAGTAAGTGCGTCCAACGTCGGGAGCGTAAACGGCCGCCGGCCCGTTGATCCCATTGATGGCGATGGGTAGTCCCGGCAAGGTGTTTTCTCCCACGGCTCCGTTCATAGCGAGCAGCATGGGCTTGGGGCCGCCAGTCGCATCGCCGAGTTCGTTGAGCGCGCCAAGGACCAGCGAATCAGCGACATTCTGTGCGGTAAGAATCGCAGTTCCGGTCGTGGCGTCAACCGACACGCCGTAGGAGACGAGAGACGCATCCGGTACGGCAAGAGTCCCTTCCTTGGCGACCGATTCGATCGTGTACGACGTTCCGTCGCGTACATTTGCAATGCCGGGGTCGGTGCTTACCAGCGTTCCGGCGTTGGTCCCGGTCAGCACGGTCTGGCCGTTCTTGATTTTCGCCACGTTGGCGTTTACGGCCGCCTTGTCCGCCGCCAACTGATCGGCAGCGAGGTCACGAATCACGCCCCACGGGTTGGCGTTGAACGCCACGGCGTCGGCCAGTTCGGCTTTGTCGGCAATCAGGCCGAAGGCATCGATGGTCACGTTGGCATAGTAATAGTCAACGCCATAGGAAAGGCGACCCAGGCAGGAGTTGCCGGTTCCCTTTGCGTATACCGTTCCGAGATCGGAACTGTAAGTCGCGGCTGGCAATGTGCCATTGAGGTAGACGCGAATGTCTGAGTTGCTCGTTATGACGACAAGGCAGTTGTACCAGGTGTTGCTGCTCAAGGGTGTATCGACGACGGAGTTGCGATAGCCGTACAGCCCCACGTTGTCGCCGAAACCGGCCTGGAGTTGGTCGCCGCTGTTGATTTCCAGCCAAACACCCGCCATCTTCTGATTCGATGCAGATCGGAAAATCCGCTCAAACGTCAACGCAAGCGTTCCGGTCTTGAATCGGACGAAAAACGACACGGGCAAAGCCGCCGGAGCGATGTTCGCACCGAGGTCGATGTACTGGGTTGTGGCTCTGATCAGTTGTACGCCGTATCCATCCGGCGTCGCAACCCATGAAGGAAAACTGACGAGGGTTGGCGATAAGGCGATAGGTGATGAATCGGCCGGGTTGCCCAAGCCTTCAGTGAATCCGAGAAAGCCGCCCGTGTAGCGAGCGAGCCGATGTGATGCCTGCCAAGTTGCCGTCAAAGTGGGTTTTGCCATTTGCCGATTCCTTTCTCCTGAGTCATCGCGTCAACTGCCGTCACGCCTACGATTTCAGATTCACGTCCATCACGCCGGCCGCGTTGGCGACAGCCTTCAGGAAACTCGCTCCGGCGCACTCGGCAGGAATCGGGCACGACTGGCTCGGGGCGACAACGCTCGCAACTGCCGCGCCCGCAACCGTCTTCAACGGCAGGAACGTGCCGGTCTCGGTGCTGCACGAGTGCCACGTCAGACCGGTTAAACCGGAGCCGGAAACGATGTGGACGACGCCGCTACCGTGTTCGCGGAAGTCGATCAAACTGCTCGTCGCAAGGTCGGCCCCCGCGACAAGCGTCAATAGCGCTCTGGAATGATGAAGCATCGTATTTCCCTCTTTTACTGTTTGGTTCCGTCCCGCCGATCTAACCCTTGAGCGAATCAATCGCCAAGTCAAATTGGCGAGACGCTTCTGGACAATCCGCTTTGGCGGCCATTTCTTTCAGGCCGAGCATCCCGTGCCGAACGGTCGTTTTCACGTTCTCCGTATGCGTCTTGCACATTTCCAACTGATCGGTTTGCCGCATGGTTCCGGTAGTGAGCGCCTCTTGAATTTTCGGCATACACTCCTCGACCTTCACTCCCGCCGATTTCCATTTCTCGGCCACCTCATTGATCGCGGTAGCCATCCAGCCGTTTGGGCCGAATACCCATTGACTGATTCGATAGAACAGCAAGCCGGATAGCACGGCTATCGTTAGCCCGACGGCCACGAGAAGAATCA